GGTCATTTGAATTGCCTCTTTTTTATTTGGTTTTCTACCATGAGTCTTTTCAAACTCGGCACGCATTTGTGACTTTGCATCTTTCCTACTTTGACCAGTTGCTTTATTTCTGGTCGCATCTCTTTCCTTTCTTGTCATACCGCCACCATCAGCATGAGCATATTTTTTACGAGGTTTTGCAGGTTCCGTTTTCTTTGGTTCTGAAGTTTTTGTCTTCAATAACTGATCTGCTTTCTTTTCAGCATCTTTAGAAGATGTAGTTGTTGACTTTACTTTACCACCAGACGCACGTGCAGCAGCTCTTGCCTTGGCTGCAGCTCTTCTATCTGCTTTAATCTTTTCTGCGTATGATTGTTTAACTTCTGTAGAACCACGTTCTTTTGTTGGTTGTTGAGTTCTTTGTGAAATTGTTTTACTTCTATTCGGTTTCTCACCTTGAGGTTTATAGTCTACGGGTTTACTTTTACCACCACCAGTTGCAGCAACTCTTGGTTTTACACCGGGTTTTCTACGTTCTGCAGTACTTCTTGATGCGCGAGGACCACGAACTGTGCCCATTTCAGGATCATAAACCTCAGTTGCAAGTTCTCTCTTTATTTCTTTCTTTAGTTGTTCCCTTTCAGCTTTGGCTGCCTTTTCTGCATCAACTCCCTGTTGAACATCTGTAGTATCAAATGTTTTAGCTCCACCCTCAAATTTTTGTGGTTTTTGGAACTTATCCTGTCTATCTTTAAGAGCCTGTGCCCTTTCAGATGCATGTTCTAAAAAAAGTTGTAGGTTCTTCATGCTTCTACCACTGTTGCATTTTTGAATCCGCCAGACTTACCATCAGCATTAGCAATTTTTGCGTCCAATGGATCTCTAGTAGGAAAATTCTTTTTATCCGAAATGTCATCAGACCACGTATTACCGCCAGTAAAGTATAGTGTCTTTGAAGACTGGATCAGACATGGTTTAGTGAGGTAGTAAGCCATCGGTGGAGGTGACAATATAATATATTTATCACCCCCGATATTATCAGGAGAAGAAGTGGTCGGGTACACTCAAATCTTCCACATATGTGTCAACACGTTCATCACCTTGAAGGTCAAGGATCTTTTCCCAGTCTAAATTATGAGCATTGAAATCATCCATGACATCAAGCTCTAGAGTTACACGATATTTGGTTTTGCGTGGAAGATAGGTGGCAGACATTAGAACTCCTGATTGACTACCCTTATAATATAGGGTATTTAGGTCAAGAAGTCAAGGTCTCATGGACAGTGTTAGAACTGACACATTGCCCATCATTCCAATGTCTAATATTACCTGCAATAATAAATCCATTAGTAATAATTAATTGCAACATTATTGCAGTTCTTATGAATGCAATTTTATCAGAATCTTTCTTGTCTCTGCCGTCTTTACGACCCAGAGCATAAGCCCATATTCTCCACATTACTTCAATACTTTATGTGCAGTACCATCTCCATCATATTTGTCGGTATCATAGTATCCGCCGCGTGTTCCAAAGTATAATGTTACTAATACAAATGGAACACTCATCCATATTAAAACATCAGCCAATATCATTTGATATAACCATTTTTAACCAACCATTCACGGGTCATTGGTGTTGGCTCATAATCGGTCCACATTGTACCACGAGCACAAGATTCAAGTGCTAGTTGAGTCATACCTTCAGTTTTACCTGCCCAAGTTGCTTCTTTCTCCCATGGTTGTGCAGAAACTGGGTAAGTACGTTCTACCATTTCTTGCCACAACATAGGAACATCTTCCTCGGGCTTAATAATAGCAATCATGGTATTATCAATTGTTCCAGCCATACAATCCTGAGCTGCATGCCACCCTTCATGTCTCATAACTGACATCAATACGCCAGGACGATGCATGAATGCTCTGTTCAGGAAGAAATTATTTCCTACTGTATGATATACACCACGGTGTCCAACAGGAAAATAACTTTCGTCCGCAAGATATACCTGAACATCAATAAGAGTCAATGCATTCAACATGCGACTAAATTCTTCTTGAACTGGGGCCCAATCAGAGTCAGGATATTGTTGTACAAGATAATCAATACCCCAAACTGGATCTACACCTTCACTACATTCTTGCAGTAACATACAACCCATCGAATCATATGAAAATGGTTCAACCTCAGGTTCATGATGTGCAAATGTAGTAGTAGTATCTACACCTTCATGAGTATGTTGATGTGGATAAAATTGTGGATCTGCCATGGCAGAAGGAACTGCTGTCAGTGACAGGGCAAGTAACAAAGCTTTAATCTTCATCGTAAATTGAATTTCTCTTTTTTATATATTCTAATTCATTCCACTGATGTTGGTAACATAACAACAATGTATGATATTTGCAGTGTTTGTGTGTACGAGTTACCGTACAGTATGGTTTTGGTTTTGTACCAAGTTCAATTGTAATATACTCATCTTCTTCATCTCTATAGTATACCCATCCCTCAAGAATACCTGCAGGTTTCTCCCATTTAACATAATCATTCACCTGTGGATCATAATTAGACATAATAATTAATTAATAGAAGATGGGACACCAATAGAGTTTAATGTTTCTTGTTGCTTAAGATATAGTTTAACATAACACCGTAACATATCCTTGATTTCTCCTAGATTTTCACAAGACTCAATCTCTCGTGACAATCTTTCGTATGCAAAAGATCTTGATGGAGTAGATAATGTTATGGTATCTGGGTTCATGAGAATGCTGCCATGAGTGGGTTAAGTTTTTTCTGCATTGCAGAATATGGACTCGTGTCTAATATATTTACTACCTTACCTGGCTTCTTGTGATTGATTGGAGCGATAAACACTCCTTTCTTTCTACAAAAGAACCCCCATACTGAACTCGGATGTACTTCTGAACATCCTATAAATTCACGACTGATGTTGCGAATCCAAATACGTTTGATTGTCTTTGAATAGTCATCAGTCCAGTATTCATAACCTTGCGGTGCTTTGTGTGGAAATTCCATCAGTTTCATAACTATAGAGTAAGTCAAGCATCTTTTGACGCCATTCCATCAATTCATCATAACATCCCTGATTGTATGCACAACCACGGAGACGACTATCAGGTTTGATTACACTTTCAATCATAAGATTGAGTGCGTCTTTTTGTGAATTAGTCATCGAATACTTTACATTGAGGTGCACCGGGGTGATCATCACAGAACTTGTCTAGAACTTTGTCTTGATGTCGATTATGCCAATCGGCAATTTTACCATCATGCTCTGCATCCCATTCATCTTCCGAATGTGTTTCATTGGTGTGTAAGTCTACCTTATAGGCATTGTACTTATCATTTGGGTCATAGAGGGGATCATTAACATCCCTTTGACGTGGTTGTGACATGATTACGTTAGGAAAGAGGTTACAACTTTAGATGGTAGTTCATCTAACAAAGAATATTTATCGGCCTTGTTGATATTTTGTCTTAATTCACTGAAATACTGAGAATTAAACTCACCATCATCTTCAGTGATTAAATCAAAACATTCCTCATCATTTTCTGCAACAACATTCCACACTCCACCATATTCTGATGAGGGAAATGGTACATAATGATCAACAATAAACAGATACTTCATTAGTCTTGAGAATTACCTTAATAGTATAGATTAGTTACGAAAGATTGTCAAGTTGACGTTGTAACTCATAATAGACTGAAATTAGTTTGAGATTCATGTAAGATTCATAGTCATTACCTTTAATTAGGTCAAGTGTGGTCTCAATTTGTTGCATAGCAAGAGTCAGTGTTTCTTTCTCATCCATCAGAGTTTTTTACCTTATCTACAAGATATGCAGCAAATTCTTCCATCTTATCAGGATGAATAGCTTTGATGCCTACATCTTTTACAGCATTTTCAATACTTTCAATTTGAGTTTTACTAAGTTTTTTACTGTTTGATGGTAGGCTCATGTGTTAATTCCCTGTTATATCCTTATCTAGTTGATTATAACCTTTGAGCTCTGGTGTGACTATCCCTTCCCAACATTTCTTAAACTTTTCATCAAAGTCTTTAGTATAGACAGGAATATACGCAAGTAATGCATGACTAATGTCAACCACATCACTATACCTACCATTGTCTGATGCTTCTACCAGTTTATCTGATAGAAACTCAATAGTACTGACACGACTGAATGACTGTTCAAGGTCATTCATTAATTCCCATGTTCTATCGTAGTTACTCATTTGATTACGTTCCAGTTCTCATCATTAGTTTTTTGCATCCAGAAGTGATACTTACCGGTAATAGAAGAAAGAAACATTTGATCTTCTGTCTCTTGTTCTACTCTACATGAATGAAGTTCATGCATAAGATTGTAGAACCGATTCTTCGATCTATTGTTTTTTGGTTCAACACAAACGAATTTGGGTTTCATGGAATGGTGTCTCTTACAATACAGTGGTCAATTGAAGGTGAGTAATAATGACTTATAGTATGTTCATCATCCTGGACAAGCCTAGTCTATAGACCTTTTGTATATCTGTCAAGGTTCTGTTCTTCACTTAAGTTTGCACACATCTCACATCGAGGAATATTTTTCAAATGCTGAAATACATGGTACAATTCATGCAGAATAGTTTTGGTGTGTTCTGCACCATCAAGTCTCTCATCAATTTGAATTAGAAACTCATGGTCATGTTCTCTCATGCACCAACCATCAACACCTTCATCAGATAGGTCCATATAAACCACTGTTAGGTCTACACTATAGTCAGATAAGTATTCCATTAAGAACCAGTCTATAAGTGGCTTACAGTCGGGTATAGGGTGGTCTGGGAGGTTGATACTAATACAGTGCATGAGATAGTCCTTGATACACAACTCTGGTCCCCCATTGCATCATCCACATGAATGACATAATGAAGATTAGTTTATGAGTGGTAGTCATCTCCTTGGTATAACTCCACATACTATAAGACCCCCACTCGTAAAAGTGGAGGTCAGTTGTGACAGTTTGTCAAGTGGTCAAATTATTATGTATTATCTTACGTTATAATTATTCCGCTAGTTCTGGTTCTGGTCTGTCTGCTGCCTTATCAATAACACCAAGACTTAATGCCTGTGCAACCTGTGCATCTCTACCAACTGCAATTGCAATCGAGTTAGCATTACAATGAGCAGTATTTAATTGAATAATTTCTTCAATTGCAACTCTTGCACGATTTGTTGCGGCACTAGTAATCCACTCATCAACATCAAAAGCAATATATTCCATCGCTGTCTTTTCAGTATCTGTTAATGTAATTGTATAATCCATAATTTTCTGATTGACTTTAATTATATTTATATTATCCTATAAGAAATCCACACATGTTCCATTGGGTACTATATGCCTGCTCACTGCCAGTACCTCTGTTAATCCTCAACTCTGCATAATCGTTTTCACTCATCGACATAATAACACTACCAGCTCTTGAAGTATGGCTATTAGTATCTGCCCCACCTTGAACTAAATCAGCCCATTGAGTTCCATTTTTGGCATAAGAAGTGTTAACAACATCACTAGCATGTGGATATACAAGACCCCAGAAAGAGAATTGATAAATTCCGTCTACAGGTGCAGTGAACCTTCCATTAGAACTGTCATAGCAATTTCCAATATTAACATTAACAACATTTCCTACTATAACAGTATTAGTACTATCTACTAAAGTAGCTGTGTTTCCAGACGTATGGAAAGCTGGTTGATTAGGTATTGTTACAATACCACCAGAACTTACACGAAGTTTTTCTGATAATACTGAAGCGCCATCATCACCACCATCACTACCAGTAAGAAATTTAAATCCATTACTACCCATTTCAAGTTGCAATGAAGGGTGGCCACCTTTCTTAGTCTTCCACCCACTATAATAATACAGATTGTGGGATAAGAAACTTTGATTATTATCTACATCAATATTAAAACATGCCTCTCCAAAATTAGCACCTTGGAATACTGAGAACTTCTCTTTGCAAGCTATAGCGCCATTCAACCAAATTGGCGCAGTACCAGTCATAGTAGTATGAACAGTACCTTCAGAAGTTATACGAAGTCTCTCAACATCATTAGTACCTAATGCTAATGCATTAGTTGCTGGACTACTAATAGAAGTACCAGTACCTACACTAATCTCAGCATTAATCGTAGAGATACCACTAATAATGGCACCTCTAGGAAAGTTAGGGGCTCCAGTACCAGCACCGTTGACAATTGTATTGGCTCTTATTCTAGACATCTGAAGACTTTTTAGTTATTTAGAGAATCAATGACAGGTTGAGGTGTTGCATCAACCACTACTTGTGCTGCTGCTCTTTCTTCAGTATCTTTGACAATCACTGGATTATCAACAGTTTCAGTAGTTACTTCCAGTGTTTCAGGATTAGTTGTAGTTACTTCTATTGTTGCTGGAATATCATCAGAGGCAACAACCGCATCTAGTTCTAATCTTTTAGTTGCAGCAATATATTTTTCAGTTTGTAAATTAAAAATTGCTTTATCTTGTTTGTCTTTTAATACTACAGCATCCATTGTTACCTTTGGATACTTATCTTTGACTACTTGGATGTCTGCCTTCCAAGCATCAATACCCTCATGGAAGATTTGGTCAAACTGATCTGGATAAGAAGGATACTCAGCAGCACGTTGTCTCTGATATTCATTAACTTCTTCTTGGTATTCTAGTTCTGCTGCTTTCTGAGCACATTCTTCTTCAGTTGGTTGAGTTTGATTTTCATCTAACCACTTAATTCCAGAATATTTTCCACCATAGATGACCCACTCAGATCCTGGTCTGAGTGAATGTAATACTGTTCCTAAATCGTATTTGATTTCGTTCATGTTACTGTGCTACCTCGTAAATAACCCAACTTCCTCTATTATTACTAGGACCAGTCCCACTGTTCATATTTGTCTTACCAGTCTCCCAAGAAGCATTTGATCCTCCATATACTCTACCTTGAAAAGCATAGTTATATAAGTCTGTAGTTCCTGGTTTATGAGACATTATAAAATCGCATGGAGGGTAATAATCAGATGTATAATCGGATCTATTCCAATAATTTTGCCAAGATGATTCAATAATCGTATCATGAGAACCTATATCAAGATTTGGCGAACCTCCCAAAACTCTATATTCTTGACCTGCTGAAAGGGACGTGTTATTCATACGAGTTTTTGTCCAAAAATGATGTATTAATTCACTATCATTTCTTTTTGGTTTAAATTGATGAGTATACCCTGTTTCGAAAGTTCCAGTAGAATAATTTACCTGATTAAGATATATGTGTGACATTTGAATCACACTACCCGCAGGCATCTTCTCATAAGGAACATGAAAATAGTCAAGTTCAGAGAGTTTCTCTCTTAAATTAAATTCTGGTTTGTTAACTCTAACTGTCATTACTGCTCCGCTACTAACTCATTAGATGCCGATATGGCACTAGTAATGCCAACTGTTGTATTATTTATTCGTCTCAGTCCTTGGAAATCGGAACGACCATCAGAAGTTCCAACGTGTAGAAGTTCAGTAGTATCATCATAAGCAAGAGCAGTCACAGCATCAGAAGAACCATATAAGGTTGCCTTAGCATTCTCTTGGAACAACCACCTTTCATCCTCATAGATTTTTTTGATTTGTTCTGGGGATGGTGCTGATGCTCCCATTCTAACTAATGCAATTTTTCCATAAAATGGTCCTGCGACAGTATATGCCCTGATTCCTATTCTCAATTTAGCACTAGTATTATCAAGTGACGCTGTATCACTAACTGGACTACCAGAATCACCATTTACATAAACATATATTTGACCACTTCTTCTAAGACAAACAAAATGTTGCCATACATTCAAAGATACTGATTTTACTGCACCTGAACCACCCTCAATATAAAATCTTAATTCACCACTATCATGGTAAAACATTTCAGTATATCCACTATTATTAGATGGAGCAGCATATTCCCACACATATCCTGTTGTATTACTGGTTGGATATATCCAACCCATCACATAAAAATCACCAGTTCCAACATTCATATCAGTATTAATTGGTTGTTCTAGATAATTACTTGTACTCCATCCACTATAAGCAACCAAGTCTGCACCAGTCGCAACAGGAGTCTTGGTGATTGTTCCAATTACATTCAATGCGTTGTTATTTACTGAACGGTCTGGGTCCGTCTGTCCATTTGTCTTATTAGTATCATCAGTATCAGACAGGAAAGCACCTTTGATGTTTCCGTGCATCCATCCAGTGTTGTAGTTAGATTTTATGTAGGCGACCATCGCGTTTGACACTGATGAAGGATTTTCATCTAAGATTGCTAAACCATTTGGGTAATTTAAAAATTGAGTTCCTGGGATTCTTAATGCTCCATTTTGACTGGTCCCAAGTCCATGAGGAAGAGCTGTTAGTGCTGCGTTTGTGTCATTAAAAATGTACTTATCAGTTGCATTACTAGAATTTGTTTGAGTAGTTCTATCAGAACTTGGAATCGGTATAGTCATCAAAGAATATTCGCCGGTTGTTGCAGAAGATCCATGTTGAGGAAATACTAAAAATCCATCGCTTGATATGGAAATGAATTTTGCGGAATTATAAGAACTCCCCGCAGATGCAGTAATATCAACAACAGTTCCATCATCCTTAATTACACTCACACCACCAGCAGTCGCAACGGCAATGGTAGGAACAGGAAGTCCAGTAGCACTATCAATCGGTGCATTTGGTAGCACGGTCATTGCTACGTCGTTTACAACATTGTTAACTATACTCTTAGACCCGCCATCACTACTGTGAGATGTAACATCATTTCTTGTAATAATCCCCTTGGTGGTTTGATAATAAGTATGTCCTGCTTCAGTTAGATATTGATCATCTTTAATAAAGTCAACAACTGCTAATCTTATACCAGTGCCATTACCACCAGCACATAGAATGCCATTTAATGCTGTTATACAACTACATTGAGGCGCTGAAGAATATAATTTTAACCAGGTATCATTAGCAACATTAAATACCATCCACATTGGAAGGTCTGGGTCATCACCATCATAAATGGTTACCTTAGTTGTCTCTGCAACAATTACAGCAACAGCAGGAAACTCTTTCCTACTACCTCTGGTTGATGTATTTAAGGTCTCATTATACCAAGAAGTATTCTGGGTTCTCTTTCTCCAGGCACCACCATCAGAGTCCTTACGGGTATCATAAACAAAGACATCAGCGGCAGTATCACTGATAGATGAAGTAATGCCTGAAATAGTTAGTTGAGATGGTCCTGTAATAGTACCGTTAGTTACTGCAAGGTCACCAGACATACTGGTAACTCCTACAACATTCACACCATCAGAGAATGTTGGAGCTCCAGTGCCTTCCCTATTGGTATATCTGTCAGCTCTAATTCTAGACATCTTTATACTTTTTAGTTATTTATCCGATAAGGTAACCAGTAAAATATGATTGCATTCCTCTGACAGTCGTACTTGTCCAAACAGTTACGTATTGATCTTTGGTAAGAGAAATTACTGCCGAAAAATATAACATAGTATGATCACCAGCCTTTTCATCATAAATTGGATTAGAACTACTGTAACTTCCATGGAAATCAGTTCCATTAATTCTAAAACTCAATGCTGTTCCAGGAGATGCAGATGATCCATATAGCTGTACAGAACAAGAGAAGAAATACATACCAGAAACAGGTGCAGTAAATCTACCATTGGTTGTGTCGTAATGACTTCCATTATTTGTTCTTGTTTCATTAAAGACTTGATCACCGCTACTAGTCTGACCCGATCCGTCGTTTCTATAAGCATAAAATGCAGGGTGATTAGGTTTTGTTACATAACCGCTGGAATCAATAGTCAGTCCAGTGGAAGCACTTAAACTATTTCCTGGTCTAATTCCATATAATCCACTTACATCACGATATCCCTGAACATACTTTACTGTATTGGATTCATCAGCATATTCCATATATGCCCATCCAGTGTCAGCAGTATTTTGAATTCTAATACCAGCATTAGTATCAGCAATATGCAGACCTTTTCCGTGAGAGTTAGTGGGATTAGTCAGTCCAATACCAACCAAACCAGCAGAAGTAATTGATAAGTTTGCTTGTGCGTTTTGAGATATAACAAGAGTATCACTTGTATTGGCACTTCCAAATAACCAACTTTCTGGACCAATATATCCTACGGCACTCGCTCCTTTCATTAACCGAATACCAGAACCTTTTCCGGCACTATTACCACCTTGTAACCTTAAAACAGAGTCAGTTGTTAGTGATGAAACGACTGAAAGTTTATCGGATGGATTATCAGTTCCGATTCCAATTTTACCAGCAGAAGTTATACGAAGTCTTTCTGTTCCACCAGTTCTTAATACTAGGTTCGTAGGAGTATCTAAACCTTGTCGGGCAGTAATAACACCAACAGAATCAATATTAGTTACATCCTCGTAGGTTAATGTACCACCAATAGATACACTTTGGTCAAATGAATAGTTTGTTGTGGTACCTGTAATACCACCATTTCCTGAAATAGAAATAGACATTTAATTAGCTCCTTAAAGAATGACCCATCTTTCTGTTCCAGGGATAGTGACGGTTGCCCCTGCTGATACTGATACAGGACCGACACTTACAGCACTGTATCCCGGTGTTAATGTATATCCAAAATTTACTATTCTCTGATTCTCTTGAAAGACCTTATCTCCTCCACCACCTCTAGCACCACCAGAAATTGATACATCAATAACACCACTAGGTTGTGCAGTAACAGTGTTACCAGTCCCAGTGAAGTTTATTGTAGTAGTAAACCCAATTAGGTTTCCACCTGAATGAATACCAATTATACTCTGAACTTCAGATGCTACAAAAGTATCAAGTGCTTCAAATGTAACTTCATCACTTGCTTGACAAGCATTATTTAAGGTGACAGTTGAACCATCACCTGCAACAAAGTCATAAGCAGCACTAAGCCGTACACCGTTTCTAAAAACGCTAAGTTTATTTAACTTGTATCCACCTACAACAGTAAATAAAGTCTGTCCTGCAGTTGCAATTACAGTCGAAGCTTTATAATCATTCTGATTTGTTATAGGGCGTCCAAATGCCATTGTAAGACCTTTCTAGTTATTTATTATTCAGAAACAGATGCTTTATCAGCTCTCCTTTGCCAAGGAGTGGCTGGTGAATTTTTAGCATAAAGTAGTGGGTTGAGAATTCTGTCTTTCTTCTCAAGAACTGAAGTCTCATTGGCAGACTGATTTGTTGCCTTCGTTGATGCATCAGCAGCAAATGCCCACTGAAGAACTTCATCTTCAGTTAAGTCATCAAACGCAGAGAATGTTGTAATGCCTGCTGTAGCAAGACTTACATTATATTGACAAAACTCATTTACAGTCTTACTTTCAGTGACTGTAGTAGTAATACCTGAACCAGGGTCATCATAAACAACTGTGGAAAAAGTATGGTCAAATGTAGTTGATGAGTTAATATAAATCGTGACTTGCTCAATAACATCAAGATTGGAATCAACCTGACCAACAGTAATGAGACCAGGAATACTAAAGTTATGTTCAACCGTGTTTGATGTGACTATCATCTTCGTAGTTTTTAGTTATTTATCACTTAGCATTGGCAGTCTGGAATGGAGACTCAGCAAAAGCAGCGAAGATGTATGTTGATCCATCTTGGTTTTGGTGCGCATCACTATCTCTCAATTTAAATCCATTAGATAGAAAATCCATTCCAGTTTCAGTTGTTTCTGAAGAAGAACTACTTGGGAGAAGTTGCTTATTGTTTTGGTTACCTGGGCATCTTGAAGAATCCAATAATCTCCAGTTTTCATTACCGGACCCATTTGTCTTTTTAATTAATACCCAAGCAGGTTTAAATCCACAATATACAAAAGGACCATCAGCACTATTATTTCCAACATAACTTCCAAACTTACTGAACCCTTCTATTTCTGTCCAGGCATATAAGATACATGAACCTTGATTGACTAGACCAGCTCCATGTGTTAATACTGTTGATGTTGGTTCAACTCCACCCCATGCTGCTGGATTACTAGTAGTTGCTGCTGACGTTGTAAAATTTAACCAAGCAGACGCACCTAAACTTTGATGATACATATACCAATTTGTTGTATTAGTATATGGTTTATACATCCAGAAAGCAGGTTTCTTACCAAGTCCATGTCCAACTGTAGCCGAACTACTACCACCCTGTCCAGTAAATTTAACAATACTAAATCCAGCAGTTTGATTAACACTCACCTGTGATGTGAGAGTTCCATCAGTGTTTGACACTGCGGCACCACCTGCTTTCCAACACCAGGCAACATAAGGAGTTCCATTGTTATTCAAAAAATCATCAGAACTTCCTGACATAATGCTAAATCCATTATTATCAAAAGAAGAAATACCTCCATGCACACTTGCAGGAGAAGAAACTCCACCAGGCGAATCTTCTACATCAGTTGAGTTGCTGAATAACGCATGAGGCGCGCCCCTCACCGAATCAACCAAAGTATGATAAATGCCAGTAGATGGATTAGTTCTGCTCTTTAACCACACAAAATCTGGTTGGAGCCCGACGCCAGTAATTGCCTTACTACCACCACTACCAGTATAAAGCACAGTCTTAAAGTGCTCACCAGGGTCAGCAATTGCAGGAGTAGGTAAGTTATCCTCACATAATGCTAGGAAACCACTTGGAGGAGCATACTTAAACAGTCCCTTACCATTACTATCTGTGTTAGTTCCTGCTGTTGTAGTTCCAGAGAATGATGGGTTCTGACCGAAATTTGTATGCCATCTTTGAGTTCCTCCTACATTATCAAAGGCAAAAAATGGAGTGGTTGCAGAAGGTGTGTAATTAACATTTTGTCCAGACCCTGTGCTGGGTGCACCATCAGTCCAAACTCCATTTTTAGAGAACCATAATCTTCCATTAGTAGGATCAAACGCAACACCTATCACATCACCATCAGTATATGTTGCTTGACTAGTAGCAGCACTACTGTAATTGTATACAGAACCATTAGATCTGTAGTTTAAACTATTCTGACTATTAGCATTATTCCATTCTGCTGCTCGTATCCCAATCATATGAGAAGCACCCGTCACACTTCCTGCTCTTGCTTCATAATACCACTTACCTGATGATGGACCAATTGTTCCAGTGCCTTGAGCTGTATTTGAAGTTGGTTCGGAAACAGTCAGATTTCCATTAGTAAATACTGCATTTTGACTAAATCCAGGATAAACTGGATTCCAAGTACAGAAGTTATTCTTACAAGTATCAACAGTTGTTCTAAATGCCTCAATACCTACTGGTGTGTAAGGTTTGGGAACATCAAAACCACCTTTGTATTTTGCTACACCTTTGTAGACACGAACGTCTTGAATGTTAGCATTTAACTCCGCGTTTGGAACAGCATTTTGTGAACCAATTCTTAATGGATCTGTGGTGTTGTTGTAGATACTTCCTGCAGATACATTAATACCTACGGCAATACCATTCACATAAACAGTAATTACATTACCAGATCTTTCAACACAAATATGACTCCACTGATCAATTGGAACTGTATTATTAGCCGTCGTTATATCTGTTCCAGATGAACCATCGGTCCACCATTCAAATCTTATAGCTTGATTTCCTCTCTGTTCTAATTGCCATGTCCTTCTAGTACCAGCAGTATTTTCAAAAATACCTATTATGGAGTCATTACCACCAGTATCTTTTCTATACAACCAGAGTTCAATCGTAAAATCTTCACCACCACTATAATTAAAATCTGAGTTGTTGGGAATTGATAAGAAATCACCAGTCCCATCAAAGGTCATAGCACTTCCATAATATCCACCAAGTTCATAACCCACACCAGCATTACCAGTTGCTGTAAGTGTCTTATTGGTTCCACTACCTTTGATATCAGCAGAGTAATCTGTTGGTGCGTTTACTTCTCTTACAGAAATATTATCAAATTCTTTGAAACTACCTGATGATCCTCCAAATACATGGAAATGTAAAATTTCTGTTGTTGATGTTGCTTTGAAAACTACTGAATACGAACCATTAACATATTGTGCATATGCTAAGACAAAAGTTCCACTATTATATAAATTAGAATCTGTTACTCCAATATAACCATTATTTGCTCCAGTCAATACATCAAAAGTAAGATTATAATACTTGCCAATTTCAGTAGTTATTGGATAATGTGCCCCACTAGTAGTAGATGCTCCATTTGTAACTCTCATTACTCCATCATTATTGGTGATGGTTGCACTTCTATTAGATGTCCAACCAGTAGTAGTTCCATCACTGAAATTACCATTACTAACAGTTTCGGTTCCTCTTAATGTACCAATACCAGGAACAGCAAGAACTAAGTTAGCAGCATAAGGGTCTGTTCTCAACTGACTGACAAATGCATCAGAAGTTGTAGGAGCACCATTACGTGGTTGTGGTAAGTCTTCTCCTTTCAGTTTGATAATACTATTAGGAGCACAGTGGAAGTCAGCACCAGGATTAGAACTATCATTCATAGGCAGATAGAATCCATTGACTCCAAATCCACCACCATTATTGATTACATTCTTGATGACTGATGGTGATTTAGGAACCCATTGTCCTGGTCTAAAATCAGTTGCTTCTGAAGTGCCAGAAGACTGATAACCATCTCCATCTTTATAAAAACCAAACACATCAGGTGTGAGTGCTTGACCATCTACAAGGAAAAAATCTGATAATTGTCCATCCCAAGGTTGTGATCCAACATTTACATACCTACCAATGGTCTGAGCAACAACATCATTTATTGGACCATCGGAATTTCCACTTAATGTATTAGAAACCGTATATTGATATATACTACCATTTATCCAAAATCTAATTCTATTTTGTTGAACTTCTAGAGTAGAATTAACTGCTATACAAAAATGTAACCAGTTTCCACTATCTCTACCCACTCCAGTGGAAACTGCCTGATGCCATGTGGAACCATCGTCATTGATTCCCATATTAAATTTATTATTAGTATCAAGACCATATTCAGTTCGTGGTGCACCACTTGTACCGTCTCCGGCAGCAAAAAATGTTCTGTAACTTGAAGTATTTGAATCGTTAATTTTTGCCCAAACAGATACTGTATGAACCTTACGATTGCCACTACTGGTAGGAATTCTCTTTAAATGTTCGTTTGCCATTATATTTTACCTCAACCTAAAGTAGTAGAACCTGATGGGAAATAATCAGAGATTATCTCCACCCAATTTGTGCCATTGTAGACCTCTAACGCAGTGTTGGTTGAGTTCCACCTAATGTATCCACCATATGCTGTTGATGGTCTCTGAGCAGTAGTACCAACAGGTAGAGCAACTGCATCAGTCTTCTCTGATATATCTACTGATACTGTGGGTGATGTTGAACCCAATCCAACATTACCACCACTTTCAACTCTTAATCTCTCACCACCAGATGCTGCAGAGACAATAAAATCATTATTATCTGCACCAATTTCCATTTGATTGGTGGTATTACCATCCTGAAATCTTATATTTACTCCAGTATCACCAGATTGAAATTTTGCTACTGAATTGATGGTTGGATGATATACTTCTAATGGAAGATTTGATGCGGTTCCAATTGCAACACTATTAAAAGTACCAATACCAAGAGGGCTATTGATACCACTAGAGTTGATGGTGGTGACACCAACAATAGAAGAACCAATACTAATAGTTTCACTAATATCTAGATTAGTGAATGAATAAGTGTTGGTTGAAATTACAGTTTCTGCGGTGATACTTGTAGCAGAAACCACACCAACATTCAAGTCTGTTGGTGGCCCAACTGCGGTAGTAAAACCAGCTAAATTACTTGCCCTTGACATATCGGTGTATTTTTAGTTATTTATGAGTTCTTGGGGAAAGTGCCATTAGGAAAATCCTCCGAACTAAACAGGTTTAGGCGTATTATTTATTCGTTAGTTTGTCAAGTGGTTGTTATGCGGTACGATATACACCAGAGACAGATTTAATGGATTTAGTTTTAATCCGGTTACGGACTATTTAACTAGCTAGTATAATAAATTCCGTTTCCATAAAATGTAAGCCCAGAAGAATAAACAGTATTAGTTACATCGGCATGACCGCTATTAGTCATATATAAAAGCCTCATATAATTACTACCATTTTCAATATACGGCATGATACTTCCTGCCCCTGAAGGCAAAGACATGGAAGCATTACCTTGACAATTTCCATGACTATATGTAGGTACTTGATCAGCTGCATACGGCAAACCCGAAACATTAATGTTTCCGGTTCCTCCCGATAAACCGGAGATATTTAGTTGATACGAAATAAATACAGTATTACCAATTCTGGTGTATTTACCTTGATTGGTTTGACTGGCTAATGTCCCACCAAATGTAACTGATGGAGTCCAAGTACCTTCTTCATAATCATCTAGAAGTTCAGATGTAGATGTTCCTGAACCATCAGCAGTGGCAGAGAAGTCAATACCTTTACCAGAAGTTCCTATAACCAAATTTCCAGTTTTAACTTGAACATCACCAGCAGAAGTTATACGAAGTCTTTCACTAAGACTGGGACCAGAGGCGCTGGTGTAGAACTTAATCTGTCCGTCATCTTTATTAGTGGTATCACTCCCTCCAGCGAATTGGAATCCAGCAACTTTATTTGTATCCCAAAAACCAAATATTTCACTCAAAGTGGTATTAGCACTTGACCCAGAACCTCTTATTGCGATTCTTCCTCCACTTGTTTCACCATTTACTATAATTGATCCAGCAATGGTATCTAAAGCAGTTGAATAATTTCCTGTAATTAATCTGCCACCAGAATCTACACGAAGTCTTTCTGTTAATGCATTTGCACCAGATACTCCATTAGTTTTGAAAATAAGATGTGAAGGTGACCCTTGACCAGTAAATGCTGCTTGTGCTATTGACTCAATAGATCCAGTAACTTGATCTCCATCGTTACTACCATCATTAGCTTTAAATTCAATTACACCAATTGTTTGATCAGCAGTTATAGAACTATCACTATTATTAATTCTTATAGTTGGTGAAGAACTACTACTTACTACAAGGTTTTTTTCTGGATTAGTCAGTCCGATGCCAACCAGACCAGCAGAAGTTATACGAAGTCTTTCTGTATTATTAGTACCTAATGCTAACGTATTAGTTGCTGGACTACTAACAGAAGTACCAGTACCAACATTTAATGCACCAGATACAGTACTCACACCTGCTAGAATGGTACCCCCACCAATAGTCGTCTGAATTGACGGAGTAGAAGCATCTAAATGCTCAATATTATTAGTCTTGAGGGTACTCATGTCTATCTACTTTTTAGGTATTTATTGAACTTATTCGGCTGGTTTGTTTGCAATCAAGAATGCCTTGTATGCATCTTTCACTGTTTGTGTCCATGCAGCATTACAAATTGCTTGTACATCAGCATCTTCACCACTGATATCTGTGTCAACAAAGTTATCACTTTCATCAAGTGAACCACATGACAGTGCATGACGATGGAAAGAACGTGCAACTTCTACACCATCCTTCTCAATAATTTCTGCTCTACGTACTTGTACTGCTTTATATGTACCAACGACTTCAATCTTGTCGTTTTCAAATCTTTCAGTAAGTGCCATTAGGAAAATCCTCCGAATTAAACAGGTTTAGGCGTAAGTATTTATTATCAACCTTCAAGTGCAGTAACTCTCGTCAATAGGTCAGCGTTTTGTGTTTCAAGGGTTTCGATCTTTGAAAGCGCATCCTTCAATGCCTCAACCAAAACGGGAATAATCCCCGTCTTCTCTACAGATTTAGACCACTCAGATTGTGTATCATCTCTATATGCATCACTATAATCATCAATAATTTCGCCTTGCCCATAACCTTGTGTAGTTGCTGCAGTCGAAACTCGATTAATGCCCATATTTTGATGAACAAGATTTGGTATTACAGTTTCTACCTCTTGAGCAATAAATCCATACTTTGTATCAGTCCCCATTTTTGCTTCTTCTTTCCAGGTAAAAGTCCTTCCCTGAAGTCCCTTAATAATAGTTACTGCATCACTTGCACCAATATCTTGTATATTTTCTTTTAATCTACCATCAGAAATATCAGCACTAGAACTACCAGTGAAGTTTCCATTAGAAGCATCAATGGTCAAGCGAACAGTATCATTGCCAGCGGTAAAGTATAAATTGCCGGTACTGCTGTTGTGAATAATTCTTTGACCAATTCTCATCCCATTGGCTTGCCAATTCATAAACTGTGAAGTAGCATTATGACTTCTTATAACAAGACTAGCATTAGATCCCGAGTTAGTAACTGCTTGAGTATTTTCAATTTTTAGATGACCATTGGCATCATTTTGAGAGAATGCAGCTTTAATATGAAGTTGTGTATCAGGACTTGTCTCATTTATACCAACAAAACCAGCAGATGTAATCCTCATCCGTTCCGTAGCGTCTGAACCATTTGATCGAGTCGCAAAACGCATATACGAAGATGTATTGTCGGCAGTCCCATTTTCTTTCGCAACCTGAATGGTTCCACCCATTTCATAACCACTGCCATCGTGATTGTAGAAAGTTATTCCTGATCCTCTATTAACACTACTAGATGCACTTGCAGTATAAAGTTCAAGTGAATCATTATCACTTGCTTGCAAAGATCCACCACGAGTACCAGTAACTTGAATTTTACCAGCAGAAGTTATACGAAGTCTTTCATTACTACCAGTATTGAATTCTAATTCTTGTTGACCAGAACCAATAGATCTAATAAAAGGATTACTACCAGATGATGCTGTCCATTCTAATCTAGCGTTTGCTGTTGTTAAACGAGCATATCCATCAGAAGTTATACGAAGTTTTTCTGAATAAGATGTTCCAGAAGCAACACTAAAGATAATTGGTTCATCATCATATGAATACAATATTGTTCCAAAACTATTTTGTGCCTGAAGTGCTGCCTTTTTCGTTCCAGCATTGAACAATGAGATTGTGCATTCATTAGTCGCATGATTAACTTGGAGCTCCGTTGTTGGATTATCAGTTCCGATCCCTACGTTACCACTACTATCTTCAACCATTGAAGAATAAGTTACAATCCCAGCGGTTCCACTGTTCTTATAGAACTGATTAGCAGCACCATTGGTACCTGGCAATGTGATAGTATTATCACCTGCGACTGCTGGTGCATTGATATCAACCGCACCAGATGTAGTTCCTCTTAAACTCAGACCCATGGTTTTATACTTTTTAGTTATTTATCAGGCAGTAGATGAAGCCGTTAATCTATGTTGTGAATCAATTCTAGCATTCTGTAAAATAATTTCATAAGAGAATTTAACTCCATCATCACCAGTTGGATTTGTAATATCAATACTATATCCAAAACTACCAGCATTATTGAATGCATAACTACCGGTACTGTAAGTATATGCAAATGGTGTAGTCACTGTTGAATTATCAGATGAATTACCAGAACTATCGGTAAAGACTCTAGATACAAACTGTGCTGCAACATGATTACTTGCAGTATTAGATGCTGCCCAAGATCCAACAGCATTAATTGTAATCATACAACATTTTCTATTAGTTCCAGTAAATGTAAATCTTGTCAATTGACCAGAATTTAAGCTGTCAATTACATAGTATTTTTGGATAAGACCACCACCAACATTCTCATAGTTATAAACAACATTATTACTAGCAGTTGTATCACCTAATTGTAACGTACTGCCAGTACTTACTTGAACCTGACCACCAGTGATGCGAAGTCTTTCCTCTCCAGCTGTTTCAAAAAGTAATATATTACCAATTTTTCCATAAATATTTGCCTGACTGGTTCCTGCAGAATTAAGGAATCTTAGTCCACCAATAGTATCACCAGAACCTTGTCGTTCTGTTTGAATGTCAATTCCACAAAACCCAGATTCTCTAAGAGACAATTTATTAGCAGGATTATCAGTACCAATACCTAAACCAGTGCTTGTAACTCTTAATTTTTCAGACCCACTATTAGTAACTGCAATCTCACCAGCAGAAGGGAAGAATATTCCAGTCGTTGTATCAACACCAACTATACCTGGAGTTGCTTCAGTTCCATAACCAACTGATACTGCTGTACCAACAGGTACTGCGAGACCATAAGGAACATATGCAGCACCAGTTCCTTTCTTATTTGTATAATTGTCTGCTCTGACTTTACTATTACCACCCGAAAGAACACCGGGCATATCAACAAATGTACCAATACCTAAAATATCAGGAATAAACTCATCACCATCACCAATAATCAAATCAGCGTCACCTTGCATTACAATATCAGTGTATTGTGTATATGCAGCTGATGCAGATTCTGGTGGGTCTACAGTAATCGTAGATGCAATCGAAAGATTTGCATTCGTATAATATATCTTATTCAATGGACTGGTAAGGTCCGTAGCCAATAGGGAAGTGCCAAGACCACCCGGAGTTCCAGTTAACTCGGAACCGTCACCAAAGTATGAACTAGCAGTCAAAAACCCTACTCGGATATTGACTGCATTTTCTGCACTGGTAATAGCTGAACCAAAACCGGCTAGATTACGAGCTCTTGACATTTTATCTACTTTTTAGTTATTTATTCAGAGTCAGCAGGTAGTGGTTCGTTACCTTCTGCTAGCCAGGCAAGATATTCTTGATAGTCGGTGTTCTTTGGAGAACAAGGAATCCAAGAACCATCTGTAGTTCTTAAGACAACAGCTGGATTGATGGCTTGTGAGCGTTGATCGTAAACAAGTTGATAATTCATAGTTCTGATTCGGCAACAACGTGGAAGTAAGATTCATTACATTGATTAACAGCCCCAAGGGATGTAGATATCAGGGTATGATCTTGAGACGGATTGACAACTGCGATATTAACATTGCTCGCATTGGCGCCAGTTCCTTTATAGGTAAAAGCTTTATTTAATGTGCCATCTTTTGCGCTATAAAGCCTTACTGTAGCATTGGCTCTTTTATTAACTTTAAACCGGCAAGATTGTGCACTAATTGTGTCATCACTTGCAATAAAATTAAAAGCCAGAGGTTTGGATGTTGCAAACGGATATACTTCGTCAAAGTCATGACCTTCCCCATACCCAGTTGGATAAGATGTTTCATAGTATCTCTGACACTTAGCTAACTCATCACCATAACTACGATGTTCAAACGGCGTAGCTTTAGTGCCTACTTCTAATTGGACTTGCGCCAAATTTACTTCATACGCGGCTGTGCCTGTATCCGAATTTTTCTGTTGCCAGGCCACTTCTAAGTATGCCGACTCGTTGGTCATTGTTAATCCGCTGATACTAGGAACAGTAAATGTATGAGTGTATTTAACCCAGCTAGCAGTGAGAGTTACTGATTCACTTGCTATGGCAGAAGCACTGGAACCATCAAACCACTTAATGCCAACCTGTAGCCCACTGGTAGGTGAAACACCTTTAGCGTAATAAGAAAGTGTAACGTCATTGTTGATAGCAGGAAACGCATCTTGAGCCTCAATCTTGTAATAGATGCCTGAATTATTATTACCTGTAGTTACACTTGATTTTAAATATTTATTAGCTCCCGGAACATCTGTTTGACCTAAGGTAAAACTTTCTTGCGACATAGTTATTGTGGCACCAGAAAGACCCGAATACCAGCGATCAATACTTCCATACGCAGCAGCTGTTTGGCTAGTGCCTCTCTGCGCCACCTGCATCGCTCCATTAATTATGAGGTTCCTATTACTTAATGCCCCAGTAGCAGGATAGTTGTTACCATTAACCTCAAGAGAACCAGTAATTGATGTGATACCGGCAGAAGTTACACGAAGTCTTTCTGTACCACCAGTTCTTAATACTAGATCTGTAGGAGCATCTAAACCCTGTTGTGCAGTGATAATACCAACGGAATCTATATTAGTTACATCTTCATACGTTAAAGTACCGCCAATGGATACACTACCACTGAAAGTCGATACACCAGTGACTGTTAGTCCTCTAGGACAGTCTGGAGCACCATTGTCAAAGTGATTGACGATTTCATTAACTTGTATTTTTGACATCTCAATACTTTTTAGTTATTTATTCAGAGTCAGCAGGTAGTGGTTCGTTACCTTCTGCTACCCACTCAAGATATTCTTGATAGTCGGTGTTGTCTGGGTCAAACGGGATACACCATGATGGCTGACCATCAACGTTTTTCATGACGCTGATGATGTCGCCATCAAGTTGCCGTAGAAGTCTATAAGTGGTTGTCATAATTAAAGTTCCGAATTGAGTTTTAGAAATGCTCGGGTCTCCCCAGTCTGGTTTGCGGCTTCCAACCAATAAACTGTATTGGCCGGAAGATTACCTGCTCCAGATTTAGCAACTATCATGCTTTCAGGTGAGCCACTCCCATGAGTATTCCAATCACCAGTAAAATTATTAATATTGGTAGCCCGTGTTCTCCAACTTCCGCCCATTGCAAGTGATGGACGAGTCCTCATTGAAGTTACAAAATGAATAGGAACGTAGGCACTATTACCATTACCGTATGACGTGCCTAACCAACCGAAGGAATTATTAGTCCCATTCGGATTTTGAATTTGCCAGTAGTATCTCTGACACTTAGCTAACTCATCACCATAACTACGATGTTCAAACGGCGTGGCTCTAGTTCCTACTTCCAATTGGACGCCGGTAAGGTAAAAAGTTGCACCAGAGTTAGCCATAAAATTAGTCTGATTAGACGTTGTGAACGCATCACCAGAAGTATTCCAAGTGTCGGCAGTACCGTAGCGGTTTGACCCTGCATCAAGGCAAATACCTATGGCTAGGCCTCGTCCGTTTGTTACATCCCAAGTTCCGGAGGTTTCGCCAGTAAATGTTAGTATTTTCTTTTCCCAAGTATTGGCGGAAGTAACAGTAAACTCTTTCGGCTGATATCTAGTTTCAGCAGCGTTTCTAATCCAAGCACCATAAGTTCCAGTTATGCTTGAACGTACCCAAAAACTAAAAGTAACACTTTGTGCATCAGAACTACCCCAATTTAAATGAGCAATTGAATAACCTTCAACTATTTGGTGAGGAGTGACAATAGTACTGTTGACGGCACTTCCAGTCGAGTCAACTTCATATTTAATTGAGTTATAGAAACCACTGGGCGCTTCTGATGATTGAGAAATATTTAAGCCACCTAAATTCTGAAATAAGCCCATCCGGTCTAGCGTTGTATAACCGTTACCTGTATTACCACCAACGCTAGTCTCTCTCTGCGCTATCTGCATCGCTCCATTAATTATGAGGTTCCTGTTACTTAACGCCCCAGCAGTAGGGAAGTTTAAGTCATTAATTGAAGTTACATAAGCTGTTGTAATACCAGCAGTTGTAATACCAGAAATACCATCACCACTAATAGTAACCGAACTCTGACCAACAGTCAGGATGCCAGTAATTCTTGCGTCACCACCAACAACTAGTTCAGTTGTGGCTCCCCCAACAACAGTATTATTAAATGTTGATATACCAGATACAGAAACACCAGAACCAACATGCAACCCATTCGTGGCGGTAGTCACACCCGTCAGCACTGGTCCGTGAGTACCAGTCCTACCTGTAATAGAATTTACATTAATTGCTGACATTGTTAATATCTTTTAATTGTATTTATCAGAGGTCACCCAACTGATATAAGTCAGTTACAAGGGTTTTGCCAAGACCCACAGTGACAGCTACACCAGTTTGAACGATAATTCTTGGCTCTTGAACGACGACATAGGAGTGGTCATTACCCGCATTTGTCGTATCAAGTACGATGTTTTCAGTTACATATGTAGTGGCATTGATATAACTGAATGGACTTTTAGTATTATCTGAATACTTAATAGCAGTACCAACACCAGACGCACCACTTTCAATACTGACATCAACAGTTGTACCATTGACAGTAACAGTATTACCAACACCAATAAAGTTTATGGTTGTGATACCAGTACCAATCTGATTACCACCAGACTGAATACCAACTGCAGAGATAAATCTAGTAGATATACCAGAAACCAGTTCAGTATCACCCTCTACTATTAAATTACCTCCAACAGTGAAATTGCCAGGTGCATCTGTTGGGATGACTGCGTTAAATGCTTTATAAGATATTGCTTCTACTACATCTCCACCTTGAACTGGAGTTGTAAATGTGATATTTGTTCCGTCTGTTCCATTATAATCTTGGCTTGAAATCAGTTTCGCACCGTTTAGATATACTTCAAGATATCCAATTTGATATTTTGTCGCAAAAACAAATGAAGTTTGAACACCCGTAGGGTTGAATACCTGACGAGCAACAATTACTGATGAATCTCCTGGGTTACGACCTAGATACCCGTTATTACCTAACATCAGGCAACTCCTTCTAAAATACTAAGACTTACATCTAATGCGTTTGCAGTATCACAATAGACCCTAATTTCTTCATTAGGTCTTAAAATTGTCTTACCGGCATCACTAATAACAAAAGAACTTCCAGTTGGAACCGGAATGTCATTTGCAATATTCGCAAAAGTGTTTCCAATACCAATCTCAACAAATAGATTTACAGAGTTACCTGTAAGATTTGCAAAAGTACCACCGACAAGAATTGATTTCCCCGATGCAGTATATGCAGTTGTAAGACCCATAAAGGTTATATTCTGATTAGCTGCGATTGAATTATTTGTGGAGGCCTTATCCACAAGAACTGAACCAGCACCAATAGAATATACTTTCGTCGCACCTCTAAAGAACGTGGTATCAACCATATCACCAACGGATATGCCATTAGTAGATATACCACTAATAGTAGTTCCAGCAGCACCAATACTAGCAACTGTCGTTGTTGTCACAATCCCAGCTGATGATGTCAGTTTATTGTTAAATGACTCCGCCATTGTATTAATACTTTTTAGTTATTTATTAAAGTCCACCAAGAGCAATTACCATTGCTAATGAAGGGATAGTGTTATTGTTGACTGTTAGGTTACCTTCAATGTTGGTATCACCCCTAACATCCAAAGTATGGAGTGGATTTGTGGTACCAATTCCAACCATAATGGTGGAACCAGATGACACAACCGTAAATTGTGATGTAGCAGAACCAACGTTTAATTCGGTAACAACATCAAGGTTTTGTGCTGTTAATATACCAGCAAAGACTCCACTACCGTCAGGAAGAACAGTAACACCAATACCAGATGGTCCAGTGGTATAACCAACATTCAACCCAGTCCTGGCAGTTACAAAACCAACAGCGTCTATACTAGCTACATCCTCATAGGTTAAAGTACCACCAATGGTGACATTTCCAGAAAAAATAGCATTACTACCATTGAAAGTGCCACCAACGGACACATCATCACCGAATGTTGCAGTCCCACCAACAATATTAGTCGCATATACAGTACCAACACCCAGAGATTCAGCACCAGTAATGATACCAAGTGTTGAAATACCACTAACAACTAATGTTTCTGCCGAGACATTTGCAGTATTGGCAAGACCAATAATTGTTACTTGGCCTGTTGAGCTACTAACTGAAATATTAGCTCCAGCAACAATAGAAGTGACAATACCGGTTAGTTCAGTACCACTACCATAATATGTCGTAATACCTGCAGATGTTCCAACTGTTGCACCTACACCAGACGACGTAATCTTAAAGTCTGCGAATGAAGATACTCCAGCATTTACATTCAGTTGAGTAACTGAAGCAATACCACCAATAACATTCGTTGCAATACCTGCAAGTGTTACAAATGACTGTTGTGCGACAGTGATTGTGGCGATACCACCATTATTACCACCAGTTGCAGTTACATCAAGTCCTCTAAAATCAAGACCTGAATATGTTATTCCTCCACCAACTACTGCACCTTCGTCAAATAGGAGAAGACCTTCAATAGCACCTGAAGGTGCAGCTGCTAACCATTGTGGAGGTTGACCTGTACCTCTAGAGAAAAGGCCTTGACCAGTAGTTCCATTTTCAAATGCAGATGTTATACCCGGTTGGGCTTGATATAATAGCTGACCTGTCGCTCCACCGTAGATATTAGTTGCATTCGTTGCACTAGTAATACCCGTCAGTCCAGTACCAGCACCAGTAAATGTGGTTGCAGTAAGAGCACCAGATACAAAAGTATCAACTAAATTAGAAGGTCCATTGACAGTAAATGCCGTGCCGACTGTCGCAACACCAGTTATATTAAGATTTCTACCAGTAACCTCATCATATACGAGGTCACCAACAACATTTAAGTCTCCACCAACATATAAATCACCGACAAAAGTACCAATACCAGTAAATGTAGAGAGACCAGTTACGGATAAACTATCCGATACATTCACTGAACCGGCTACATCCAATGCTGATTTTGCACTAGAACTGTTGATACCAACGCGACCAATAACTTCTAACGAAGTTTTGTTGTCACTAAAAGAACTTATACCAATTTTAAAGTTTTTTTGGTCGTTACTAGCGTACTTTGCCATCGTTATTACTGATTAAGTGTCTCTAAGATAGATGAGATGAATTTCACGTCAGTATTGCTACTTGATGATATGACAAGAGAATCTCCAGTTTCAAGAACAAGTTTACCTGCCAAAAGATTTGCAGCATCGTTTGCTGGTACTGGGAAACCTTTTAGAATTTCGGTAGTTACTGCAATACCTGCGGTTGTTCTCTCGTGAGAGAAACTGATAGTTTGTGTGTCACTACCAACGTTGGTGGTTTGTGCTAAAAGGACAATAGCACTATATCCAGTAGGTGCTGTATAGATACCTACCGTATTGAGTCCGACAACACCTGTGATTGTCTGATAATTGTTAAGGGCTAATGCCATTTTATGAATCTCCTCCTAATGCGAGAATATAAGGTGTGATATTGGCAAATAGGCTTCTGTTGTAAGCATCACCAGTAATAGATCCTTCAAGTTGATTAATAATAACTCCTTCACCAATCTTGAAGTTGCCTGCTTGATCGGTAGAAGTAAAGATTACCAAACCACCATTCTTATTTACAATTTCATTCTCTGGGATTGCAATACCACCTCTTTGTGGGAGAGCGGTAAGAGCAGTATTACCAGAACCGATATATTCAAATGCTTGAGATGAAGCAAGTACTCTACTTTGTTTGAAGAATGGAACGGTAGTTCCTACACCAACCGCATAAGGTACATTTTCTGTGAATGTGACTGTAGTGATACCACCAACAACTGGAGTTGCACTACTGACCACATAGTATGTAGGTAAGACATCAGGAGTACCTGTAGCAGACCCAGTAAAGGATACCGTAGGTGTTCCTGTATAACCTCTACCATTAGAAATCATGTCCACAGATGTCACAGAACCACCAGTCAGTCGTGCAACACCAGTTGCCTTGATACCCCATGATTCTGAAGGATCAGAGAAAGTAACTACCGGAGGTGATGTGTAACCAGAACCACCACTTGTAATATTAACACCTTTTATAGTGTTATAAATTTCGTCAAGGTATACAACCTGACCATCATAAGGCAATGATGTAAATGTTTCTACTTGACCACCAGAAGAATATGTATGTGCTAAGGTTGATACTCCAACATAGGCTCTAAACTGATTTGTTGCTGGAACAGAATCGACAGTAAAGATACTACCAAATGCACCACTTGGGAATGGTGCAAATGTACTGATACTTACATTACCACCAGTTTGATAGTTATGAACAATTGTCGAAGGACCTACATTAACCTCAAACTCTCTTGCTGAGTTAATACCGACAACATCAAATACATGATTTGCAACACCGTTGTTGTCGCCAAGTGCAGGCGGGAAGTATGCAGTAGAAATACCCCCACCAGAATTACAACTGAATACTAACTGCGAGAATGTGACACTTGCACCAACATAGAAGTTATTTGCAATACTGGTTGATACCGTCATCACACCAGTCACATTACTATAATTTGCAGTAGAGATACCGAATGATGTGACAGCAAGTTGTGAGTCACATGTAAATGTCATATCTCTCATTGAGACTGACATACCAACATTATAACCATGATTGGTTGCTGTTGTAATTGTAGTCAGACCAGTTACATTATCGTATGTTGCATTTGTGATGTTAATGCTGTCGGTACTAATATCAATTGGGAATGCATTCGACCCAGCAGATGTAAATTCAGTAACAGTTCCAATAAAGTTTGTTGGACCAATACCATCAGCAACAAGACCCAACCTACCAAAGGAAGAGTTGGAGTTTGTCAGGTCACATTGACCACCGTTGATACAAACAATACTTTGGTCGTTGTAGATAGTAAAGATTGAAACTAACTGGGCATAACCTTCATTAGAGACTGAAACACCAATACCACCCTGATTGAGTTGAGTATATGAGTCAACGTTCATTGCTCTGGTGTCACCAATGACATGTCTACCGTCAATCTTCATACCAATACTATTAGAGATGAAGTTTGTACAGTTCCTAATGTAAGGGCCCTGTGTTACATAAGATGGTTTGTTGGGATTGAATGCGATAATTGCCTTACCTTCATTCAATGAACCCGTAAATGACATATTCTCAACATAACTACCATTTGCAACATAAATGAGATCTTCGTCAGGGTTTTGTGGAATAATTGAGACTTCTCTCAAACTGTCACCAAGAAGTGTGACCTGTTCTGGAATAATGATTGGATTGTTTTCTGAATAATTACCAGCAGAAATTCTAATAACCGATGATGCTTCTGCAATCGTAAGAGCAGAACCAACAGTTCTCTTTGCAGTAGAAATTAGGTAACCATCATTTTCATCATTACCATCAGGTGTAACATAGATTTGGTTAGTAACAGATACCAGACCAACAACACCAGTCAGGTTTGAACCATCACCATAGAAGGCTGTAGCACTTACAATACCCGTTGTGGGGTACATTGTAACAGCTGCACCTACTGATGTAATACCAGAGATATAAACATCACTCAGGAAGGTTGAGAACCCAGTGAGAGTAGAAATACCAGTTACTAATAGGTCTTTTGTAGTGGTAAGACCGGTGATACCAAGGTTTGCAATTGTTGCAACACCAGTAATATTCAGGTTTCTACCAGTAACCTCATCATATACAAGGTCACCAACAACATTTAGATTGCCAGCAACATAAAGGTCACCACCAGTCGTCGTAATACCACCATCAGATGCAAGTGTTGTGATGCCAGAGACAACTAATGAACCAGTCAGTGAAGAAACACCAGTTACGATCAGTTCTCTTGTAGTTGTAACTCCAGTAACACCTAGTGTTGCAATCGTAGAGACGCCAGTGACTTCTAAGAACTGGGTAGTTGTGAGTCCAGTAACACCAAGTGTTGCAGCTGTAGCTACACCAGTAACATCAAGATATTGTGCAGTCGCAACACCAGTAACACCAAGTGTCGATATAGTAGAAAGACCAAGTGTTGAATTTCTCGTGACTGTGAAGTCTCGTGGAATAGTAACATCAGTATTAAGACCTACAGTAATTGTAAGACCTGTACCTATGGTATAGATTTCACTAGTTCTACCCAGAATATCAAACCTTTCACCATCAAGGTCAATACTACTGGTACCAATATTACCACCATATTCTAGTGATACATTACCTGCGGCATTGTCAACATATGCCTTAATTGATTGTTGAGTTGCAAGTGCCTCGTTACTATTTGAGCCAAAGGTATCTTCATCTAGAATGGTAGTAACACCAACTGTTGCACCAGCTCCTGTACCTACCTTCAGAGTTGCAATGGTAGAAACACCAGTGACAACCACATTAGCTGCAGTTGTAACCCCAGTAACACGAAGGTCTTTATCTATAACTACATTGCCACCACTCAGTGTGGTGATACCAGTAACACTTAATGAAGTAACAGAAGCAATACCACCAATTGCACTCGTAGAGATACCAGATAGTCTTGCATATCTGACATCTAAATTTGCTTTAGGGTCAATCCAAGTTGGTGCAGCTGTACCTTGGCCTAGAAGAAGATTACCTGTGGGACCAATCGGTAAGAATCCAGTTGCATTTTGTCCTGTTTGATAAGGAATCCTACCAGAAGAACCACCTTTTAGGTTAGTAGAAATACCTGCACTGTCTGCATAGGAGACATTAATTGCTGCAAGTGATGTCCAAACAGGAGTTCCTGTTCCTTGTGATTGAAGAATTTCTCCAGCTGTACCTGATGCAGTGAATGCTGTATCATTTGGACCAGCCTGATACAAGATAGCACCAGCCGCACCACCTTTTACATCAGTTGCAAGACCAGAATTAGTTGAATACCCAGAAACTACAACTCCATTTGCCGAGATTGTAAGTTTTCCTTTACCGGATATTGGTGAAATCTGGATACCAGGACCAGGTTGAATTTCAGTTACAATACCTGTTAGATTGACACCATCACCAAAATACGTTGCACCGGTGATAATACCGGCAGTGGTGATACCAGTAAGAGATGAATTGAATAATGATGCACTATTGGTTGCATTGATGAACTTGGCGGTTAGTGCTCCACCAACCAGAACATTGTTCGTTACCCCAATACCCAGTGCGGTAAGTATTCCAGTAACAGTAAAATTTCCACTTACAGTAGAAGGACCTACGATAATAGGACCACTGTTATTGAACCTATTGGCTATCTTGTCGGCCCTAAGTAAAGACATTATCTATAATGTTTTATCCGTTGTTTTTATTTATAACCAGTATATATAAATATTTTTCAGGTATGATGATATATCATGAAAAAAGGCGAATTTTGTCCGTTAATTCAAAAGAAATGTGTTGAACATAAATGTGCCTGGTATACATGTGTAAGAGGAACAAATCCTAATACTGGGGAAGAGATTGATGATTGGCGTTGTGCGGTATCATGGATGCCTATGATGACAGTAGAAATTGCACAAAAGTCAAATCAAACTGGAGCTGCTGTAGAAAGTTTCAGAAATGAAGTAGTAGAAGCAAATCATCAGAACCAACAACTTTATGCACATGCCCTTCAACAGGGAATAAATGTTGCTCAAATAACTCCACTTAATCCCCCTATGATAGGGGGTGAATAAGGGTATTTAGTTCTTCTTACAAATAATTACATCAATGTATTGGACACGGAAGTCCATGTTGTTTACAGTTCCGGTATTACCAACAGTAATTGTGTGTTGATGGTCTGCATTTTGTGCATTAATACTAAGATTGTGACCGTGATCTGCGTTTGCAGCATTCGTACTAATGCTATGACTATGCCCAGCATTACCTTGTCGCACATTTTGGTTTGAATAACCAACGCCACCTTTGTTAAAACTGATATCAGTTACTGCTTCTTTTCTGCCGTCAGAGTCAAAATCACTTCTATTGTAGTTAAGACCTGTAATAAAGCTGCCGTTCACACCACCGGCATTAATACCGTGGTTATGAGGTACATTTTGGAAACCTGCACTTCCGCTATGAGAGTGATTTGCAGCAGCAGTTACTGCTTCTCCACCATGAGTATGATTGGCTGATTGATCTCCGGCACTTGCAGTATGATTATGAGTAGGTACTGGAACAGACCTCTCAGAAAATGCACTGGTGAAACTATTAGTACCACCAGAACCACCACCAGAACCAGAAACAACACGTAATGTTTTGTTATTATGTGTAGTCACTTTTGTCCAACCGGTTGGTGCAGATGCCTGGTAGAACAGCATCTGAGACCCGGAAGAAATAAGATTTTTTATACCATTATAAAGTTGTCTAGAGACATTTGTGGTCGCAGTTTTTGTTGTAGAGGTACTTGTAGGAGGATATGTGTTATCAAGTTGAACTACACCCTGTGCAGATGTTGTTGCGTTAGGTAGTCTTGCCTCATTAATAAGACCCTGTGAAATATTACTACCATCGAGATTTGTAAGATTATCACCTTTACCCGCCAAATTACCGGCAGTTAGTGTATTTGTTGATGGATTATAGATAAATTGACCAGAACCACTATCGATATAAGGTCTTTGATACCCAGCAGCCTGATTTGTACTGAAAAGAACTTGATAATTTGTATTAGAACCAGTTTCATCTACATTAATAAAGTCTGCTCTTGTTGCAGTACCTGCCAAACCAGCAGTTACTGTCGTTGCAGTAATATTGGTAGACTGAAGAGTATTTGTAGAAGGATTATAAAGTAATTTGTTAGAATCACTATCAATATAAGGTCTTTGATAATCAGCACCTTGATTATCACTAAACAAGATTTGATAGTTTGTATTATTATTTTTCTCGTCTACATTAATCAAGTCTGCTCTTGTTGCAGTACCGATCAAACCACCTGTGATTGAGGTTGCAATGATATTTGTTACTGACAGTCTATTAAGTGATGGATTATATGTTAATCTAGAACTCTCACTATCAATATACATCCTCTTATAGTCATATTCACCAGGATTACTGAAAATGACTTGATAATCAGTATTACCATTTTGAGGGTCTATATTAATATTATCCGCACCAGTGGCAATACCAGATACATTACCCACAAATCTAGTACAAGACAGTACATTTGTGGAAGGAACATACGTTAATTGATTGGTATCAGAGTCAATTAAGTGAAGTGGGTAGTTTGAACCCAAACCTACATTGTTTACAAATGAAACCTGATGTGTGTCACTGCTACTTGTAGTCTGAACACTAACTCTATCTGCACCAGTAGAAACACCAATAAAGGCCGTTTGATCTTGTCTTACGGTAACAATACCAGCACTTACACTGAAGTCATTGCTCTTGATGTTATTAATTGTACCGATACCCGATACATAGATGTTCTCAAAGTCTGCATAACCATTACTATCTAATCTGTTTCTAACTGTTGCAACACCAACATCAATTTGTTTACCATTATTTTGTAGATATATTGTTGCTCCCATACCAGCAACGTTAGATGCTTGGTAGAAAAGTCTATTTGGTGCATCAAATGGAACTCTAATGGTCAGAATACCAACCTGGGTACCATTACCATCTACACCATTATTGTAAATATTATCCAAGTCTGCTGTTGGTGCAGTCTTAATATAGAATGGGAAACCACCAGAATCCACATGAAATTCATATTTCTTACCGCGCAACAGATAAAGTTCTGGATCATCGGTGTTTTGTGTAAACCCAATACCTGGAGGGTCACCTGCAACTAGAAATCTAAATGTATCACTATTAACTTCTTCTAATGTAAATTTGGTGAATAATTCTGCATCATTTGAGACTAAATTATTTTCTACAGTTACATTCGTAAACCCAACTGTTCCACCAGCAGAAATTTGACCTGACAAAGATGTTCCTTTGATATTACCAGTAACTGTCAGGTCACCAAAAACATACTCTGCGGTTTGGCCAATCGAAACTGGTCCGATAACATCCAGAGTATATGCAGGAGTGGCAGAATTGATACCAATTTTTTTGGTAAGAGTAGAACTAGTAAATACCGTTCCACCAACACCTACATCAAGACCAATATTAGAAGTAGTAACACCCGTGGTTACAAGTCTTTGTGCAGTAATTGTAGTACCAACTGCCAGACGTTTACTAACCTCACTATCACCAATAATTACAAGTTTTTTGTCTGGGGTTGTAGTTCCAATACCAATCTTGTCACTATCGGCATCAGCATAGATTAAATTCTCATTGACTTGAATGCCATTTCTTATGACAAAATCCTTATCTACTGCCATTTATCTTGATAATCAGGAATTATTATTTTTATTTATCAACTGATAACCCCGAAGGTTCTCCACTGATTGTTTGTTGTGTAAACCCAACCAACTGTTCCACTATTCTCTGGATTTGCGTTGAAGACGACATCACCAGGAGTACCAGCCTCTGTTGGTGTGGCTATACCCACAGTCAACTTTCTTGAAACTTGAGCATTACCTTGAATAAAGACACTATTAGTTTCAAAACCTTCGTCTGATGTACTGATAACTTTTTTGGTAAATTCTACAGGTCCATTGAACTGAGAAAGAATATTACCTTTGTCACCGCCATCAACCATTATGTTTCTTTCAATTTTAACAATAGAAGCTTCAATATAGTTGAAGTCAGATACATCATCAGAAATACCACTTGAATATGGATCTTCGCCAGTATAGGTTTGAACTGGAGTATCAAATACTTGTTCTCTACCTGTATTAGAAGCAATTCTCTTGTTACCAATAAAGAAATCACCTCTATCATTCATACCAGTATAGTTGACAACACCGCCGGCAATTGTTTGTGACTGTGCATTAATCTGCTGAGATAGTGTAAGTCTCTTCGTCTGTTTATCGGGGAATGCAGTTGAGTAGTTGCCAGGACCGTAACCAATATACTCAAAAGTATGACCGGATGCCCTAATGATTGAGTTTCTTCTGAATTCAACTGGGAAGAACTTAACCCGAGTAATAACTGAACCTATCACATGGGTATTTGCAATAGAACCATATACACCTCTAAACACTTTAAGTTGCGTAGTTCCAGCTACTCTACTTACTGTAGTTTTAATTCTCATCAACTCATCATTAACTCTAACAAAATCACCAATTCTGAAATTGTAATCTGTCATGTTGTTGACATTGATAGTATCAGTTGTTTTACTAGTAATTGCAGAATTAAGTGTAGTCGAAATACCAGCATAGACTTGACTTTCTCTACCAGACAATCTTCCATTTCTTGCAACTAAGTCACCAAAGTTTCCTGAAGAACCAGATGGGAATAGTCGAATATTACCATCAATTGTTGGAGTAACTGTGCTAATACCTACATCAATAACCACCGTGGTCAATCCAATTTTATCAATACAAACAAACGATCCATTATAGAATGTTTGACCTGCACCACTTACGATCACAGAATTATTAACTCTAAAGTTATTATTCAGTTTTGTAGTTATTGTTGCAATACCGACATCTTTATTATAAACAAAACTTTCACTATCGAACGACGGTCCAATGATAGAGAAACCACCACCGAGTACTTTGTCAGGACCAAAACCCAATGTTGTAATACCAGGAGAACCTAAAACTGGAGTTACCTCAATCTGTTTAGTGTCTGAAATGGCAGAAATTCTATAGAATTGATTGTAACTTCTGCCATCATAATCATTGATACCGGTTAACGTGAGAGTGTCTCCTCTATTGTCATAAACTTTATTGACACTACCAGTGGCTGCACTAAATCCAGTTGTTGTTGCAATACCAACAACTCGGAAGTCATCACCAGCTGCAAATGCTGAACCACCATCCATGATTTGAATATCAATAATCTCACCAGCAGATGTACCATCAATCGTGACTAATCCAGTGCCAAAATCACCAATCGATCCACTTGTGATGTTTTGAAGTTTTGCATTATAGTAGTATTGAATTGAATTTGTACCATTACCATACCCTGCGCCAGGATTATTGATAGTCGGAACAGTAATTCTATTCAATCCATGGTCATACTGTGTAAAGATAGTATACGCAGTTCCTACATTATTCGATATAATTCCTGTAATTGCAACACCAACTTGTTGGAACATCTCCTCCAATGTTTCTCCAGTAATACTATTTTTAGGATCATTGATTGCAACCTCACCGATATTATCGGACAGTGCATAACATGCAGCTGATGGTGCCTTAGTTACAGGGTTATCTCTATCTAACTGTGGATAATAATTAGTGACTGGTTGTGAGAACGCATAACCATTATTGTTGAATGGGAAAACCTTTGGTTCATTTGCAGAATTAATTATTGACAGATGATAGACACCATCCTGTTCTCCATTGATATATTCATTAATAGTTTGTACGTCGTAGACATAAAAGTCTTTTGCAAAGTTTCTTCTAGAAACCGTCGGAAGAGTAGTAGTTCTCTGCGAGGTATCATTGATAAATGTACCAGCAGAAAGAGAAATAGAATTTACAGTAAATGTCTTTGCACTTGTAATTCCAGTAACTTCATATGTACCATTATAACCAGAGTTACCTGTGCCAACTGTTGGGAACAAAGTACTTCTTACATTATTAATAATAACAGTTGAACCAATAGAAAGTCTATGAGGTTTTTCTGTTGAATAATATGTAATTCCAGCTTTATAGTCAACATCAGAGATGAAACTAAAGTTTCTCATTTGAGAGTCATTACTCATCGTCACAGAACCTGGATTAAATTCCAATGCAACTTCGGTATTAGTTGCTCCAGTAACATCACTCGAATCTTGAAGAATAAAACCATCCAGTGGTTGTCTTGCAGAAGAGACTCCAGTATTTGCAGGGATAACAAATCTCAACTGATGAATTCTATCATCAGATTGTCTAGAATCTTTCTGTCTAACGATATATGTTCTAGAAGTAATATTTCCAAGTCCACCACCATTTAGCTTAGAGAACAAATTATTCTCTGTTGATGCGGATGATACGTTTACATACCATTGTGATTCATCAACATCATATTGAACAGGATGTCCTACGTCACCAGGGTCTTTATCACTAACTCTACTCTCTACAATAATGGTGTCACCAAGATTATTAATGCCAACCTTATTACCAGTCAAAGAATCATTGAATGATTGTGCTAGTTGTAGTTGATTCGATGGTAGGCCATCAACAACAGCAAAATAAACTCTATTACTCTCAAGACCGTCAGGAAGTCTTCCATCATTTGAAATGGCTCTTACAGTCTCACCCTGTTTAAACTGATGGTCTTCAGTAAACATCAACGTAGAATTTGTAATGCTATTACCAGTAGAAACGTTTCTACCGAGTCTTGCAAGTTTTCTTCCAGTTATTTTCTTTGTTGCATATGCAGTATCGTCCATGACGACTCTTGCTCTAAAGACTTCCGTCTGTCCTCCTACAGGAATAACTACATTCAATGTCTCGTCATTATTTGCACCAAATCTATAGCCATTAACTGTACTTGGTGGCAGTACATCCTCATTAGTATAATTATAGAGATACATTCTACTTGTATCTGCAACACCTACAGTTTTTGTGATATCAATTGAAGGATATTCAATCGTAGTAAATTGTGGTTTAAGTGATTGTGGTGGAATAATTTGTGTAATATATCCAACATCATCTTGAGCAAATGCCAAATCTCTATAACCTCTAGAGATAAGTGCAGATTGACCAAAGTTTGAGTTGGAGTTGGTAACAGAGAAATCACCACCAGATTCTGTTAAGAATTGTTCTGCATAACCAATAGCAAAAATAGAAACTAACTGAATCAAAGAGTTATTTGATGCCTTGATGTGATAATTTACATATTGTGGTTTATATACTGCATTGATATCTGTATGCAAATTAGCGACTACATTAGAGTCATCAAATGAACCACTTGTGGTATTATATCTTACAAAAGCTTTATCATCGACTTGAAGTCCAATTCCAGTGAATTGTGCAACAACCATTGATTTAAATCCATCAGCCTTACTGCCATCGGCATGCATTCCACACATACCATAAACAGATCTCTGCGAAACGTTGAAAATGTATGGTGATGCACTAGTTACAGTATCGGTGGAAAGTTCTATAGAAGAACCTAGTGGATTTGGTAGTGCATTACTTGGAGGAACTGGAACTTCATACGCGAATTCAGTAACTCCATTTGCATCAGTGTCTAATACTTGAGTCACAAGATATGTACCATTATATCTTGTATCGGTTACATTATTGACAATAACATTAGTATCGACATTTAAACCAAAAATACCACTAGAAAGTTTAACATTAATTCCTGTAGAAGCTGTTATACCATCACCAGACTTGATACTATTGATACCAACTGAGCCAGATACTGGTCCAACAATACGGTATTCATCAATCTTGGGTTGAATATCTACACTTGCATTTGGATAATCAGGTTCAATTTCTCTTCCACTTGCAGAACCATATGCAATACCAACCTTCTCATAATACATGTCTAGATCACTACGATCTGTAACATAGTTGATAAAATCATCATTAATGTTTACATTATTCTTACCATCAGCATACTCAAAGCATGTAAGTTTATGGTGAGAGAATGTTGGTTTGAATGTAGAAGAACTGTAATCTTTATATGCAGGTCTCTGTGTATCAGCATCCTTCAAAGTAAACTGGAACATATAACATCCGCCAGTCAATCTAAAGATTGCAGATCTTTCGATTAAATTGTTTTCTGGATTAGGAACATAGATTGGTCTGATGACAGTCTTTCTTAAGTCCTGACCAATAATAGACACACCTCTGGGGATAATAACTCCACCATGAATACTATTGAGTTTATAAAGAATATTGTTACCATCTGCAATATCGAAGTTTGATGTATTACTGAATGATTGAAAATCATTTGAGTTAACGCCACTTCTCAACAAATAAGTACCTGACCCAGATGGAATCCAACCTGGTCTGTTATCAATGTAATGTGTGCCAGGAAACAGATAGATTGAGGTTTTTTCAAATCTATCATTATCAAGACCTACTTGATATGAAAATCTAGAGGCTTCAATTAATGCCCTTTGTAGAGTTCTAAATGGTCGAGCAAATGAGTTCCCTTGGTTCTCAATACCATCTGTTGCATCCAGATTACTTGGATCAACATATAAAATATTTCCTTTTACGTTCTTTAGAAAGTTATCTAATCTTGAGAGAGGCATCTTTCTCGCACGACATATCTATTATTAGATATTTATTACATAAAAAAACCACCCAGAATACTGGATGGTTGATTAACACAATAGAGTGCTTCCTTCACACGGTCTTTATATTATATCATGGATTAATATCTGTGTCAAGTAAATATTCTACTGTATTTGCCACATCATTCATAGCATCTCTTAAGTCTTCCTGACCACCTGAATGTTGGTCATTCGAATCTATGTCAGAGACAAGAGACCATCTCCATTCTCTCATAGGTTCGGAGTACCAAAGTTGAATATTCATTCTACCCCTTTATTTTATATAGGAATCTTTATAAGGTTCTCTCTAATCTATTTGTTGCCTGGTCAGGAAAGTCTCTCGGGCGACTATCAGTTGCATTATCAGTTCTGGGTGAACCTTCGTTTGCCTTCATTGTATGCTGGTAGTTGATTCTCTTGTATCTAATACAGAATGGATCGGGCATCCAGTATGTTACTTGCCAATTAATTGATGAGTTTAACTCTAGATGTTTTTCTACAGAATGGTTGAAAATACCAATCTGAATATACCCATCATGAGTAACACATCTACCATTACCAATGTCAACCACAAATAATTGTTTCATTCCTCCGTCCAAGTAGGAGGATGAAGCACACAATACTCATTGAAGGTAATTTTCATCTCTTTTTGAGTTAAGTTGCAATTCTTTGCTGCCTTTGGAAGATTCCATTTGGCAGAGAACAACATTTCCATAGACTGACGGGTTTCTGGTCTCATATTCGTAACAGTTTAGAATTTCTTCGTAAAGGTCTGAACAGTTCATTCTGCAGAAGTAACCAAAGGTTCTGCATAAACAATGTCGTCTTCCTTAATCAATGCACGTACCAACTCAAGAACATTCATAAACTGGTCTACAGTCTCACATTCAACATCTCTACTGTTACCTTCACTTGAGTAAAGATAAAACTTACGAAGACTTGTGTCAACCACAACACGGGTCAGAAAGTCTTGGTCTTCTTCTTGTGGTTTGTAGGTCATTGAACTCCTGTCTACTCTAGTAGTATAACGGTTTTAAGTGCCCAAGTCAAGGGAGTGTGTGCTACTTCGTCTTCTGGCTTCTGACATCATAGTCATACCCCGAGATAGAGAACTGATCAGAACTTCCTGGGTACTTGGCAGGTGTCTCTCCCTCATACTCAACAATCAATGGCTCTCCATCAATTCTTTGTGCAGTAATCGTATAGAAACACTCAATATGACCACCCAGATTGTTTCTAATCTGAATTCTCTTACCCCATTCAATTGACTCAACAAAGAGTTCTTGATAACAACCAATTGGAGTCAGATTGACACTGATTGACTCAGGATCAACTAATCCTTGCCAGTATGCAGGACATGTAATCGTAGTTCCTTTACACCTTCCTCTAATATAAACACCAGCCTCTGGACCCTCCATACAGATGTGTCTCAATCGATGGCCATCTTTGTTGGGGTGTTTAATATCAAACCCTTTCCAAGATTGCACATTAATTTGCCCCGAAAATGTAGGAGCAGTAACTGTACCAGAGAAAGTTGCAGTAGCACCAGTCAGATTGGTAGTAATATCAAGTTGATCAATCGTGGCAGTGGAATGATAATAGGGTTCACACTGAGGTTTTGAATATGGATTGGGCGTAGGGGCCGTGGCATCATTATTATTATTTTTTTGAATATATGAAAAATTGCCTGATGGTAACCCTCTGGCTTGACCGTCTGAGCAATCTTGATTTCCTGGTGAGCCTGGTTTAAATGGACCAAATAATGAGTCTGTCATGATTTAATATCGTAATGGTATCCTACAATTGAGTATTGATCGTTATTCCCTGGATAATCTGCAGGTGTTTCACCTGGATACTCAGGAATCAAACTTTCACCATCCTTTCTTTCTGCATATGCATGATAGAAACAATGGATTGGTGTATCAGATCGTGATTGAAGATAAATCTTATCTTTGTCAATTTTCTTCACGATGATATCTTGATGAGCTCCTATCGGTGTCAAACTAACAGTGATAGATTCTCTATGAACAAAATCCTTCCAATATGTAGGAAGGTCAATATAATCTTTATCCTTCAGTGTTCCTCTAAAGTATACGTCATTAGTAGGCCCTTCTGGACAAGTATGCCTCAACCTCCAACCGGTTTTTGAAGGGTGGACAATATCAAAGTTCTTTTTAACAGATAGAACATGAACTCCACAATTAGAAACTATTTCACCCTGTACTGCAAGATGTCTTCCAACAATTACATCAGCATTGGTGTTAACCATACCCATTAAAGCGGTTGAACCAACAACAGCTAAAGAAAATGGATTAGCAGGAGGACCATAACAGAACCCACCAGGAATTAAAGGGGGTGTTGATTCTGGATTGATCAGAGGACCAATCATTGATGATGCCCATACATTAGGGAAAGTTGGAGTCCCTGTAATAGTAGGGCCCTGCATATAACCAGACCCGCGAATTTCTGCTAGTCCTCTACCCAGACATTCTGGATTTCCTAATCCAACAAATAATCTCTTACCTACATTGATGTCAGGTACCTTCATGATTTAACCTTACCCTCTGTCTTAAGTCTTGGAACATCCTTTCGTTCACCATATACATGATAATAACAATCAATAGGAACACCTGGATTTGAATCTAGTATGACCTGATTATTCTGAATACCCTTCACAATAATACTTTGTGCCATACCGATAGGTGTAATTGATACCGTAATAGAAAGTTCTTCTACAAGGTCTCTCCACACCTCAGGCAGTTCAATTCTATCGTGACCTCTCAATCTACCTCTATAGTATACACCATGCTCAGGACCATGTAAAGAGGAGTATTCAAGTCTTTTTCCTTTCTTCTGTGGATGCGGAATATTTAAAGTCATTAGCCTATTGGTAGATTTTGTATTTCATTTTGTGATGGAAGAATTGAACCCTTGATTGCTGTGGCACCATCTGCAATATCAACGAATCCACCATACATATTTAAGATTGCATTTCCGATAAGTTCAACTGTTTTCTCTGAGAATAGTCTAGTCGATACTTTAGATGAAACGTCAATAGTTTGTGCCCTCATAAGTATTTTTTCGTTAGCATCAATGGTAATAACACCATTTTGACCGTCAGCACCAGATGCAATTAAATCGATGTTAACTCCCTCTATTCTAACTCTTCCACTGGGAGCTCGTAGAACTAAATCACCACTAACTGCTTCAACATATACCCCAGGCACATCTTTATCTACATTATCACCTGCCCTTACCTGAAATGAGCCGGGTGATCGACAAATAGTTCCATATTTACGATGAGGAGCCCCAGAGGAGTCCATCGTAATATAATGGTTCTTCGATTTTCCACTTCTCAACAAGACTGATGAAAGAACATTGTCTTGAGTAAGATGGCCAAACTTTATTTCACCGTCTGCTTGACCATACCTAATTGTATGATAATTTTTTACTTCCGCCATTAAACTTTACCTACACAATCAATCACGGTTATAACTTTGTCTTGGAATGTTGGCTCTTTGAGCTTATCATTACCAACTCTATCTATACAAAGTTTTGGTCGCAATACAGCATTATAACCGGTTTCAGATTGAATGTAAAGTGTTGGATATTTAGTGAAACCTTCTCCACTTTCAGTAACCTTGATGGAAGTCAATCTACCACGGGCATTAAATTTAGGTTCTACAACTGCACCAATGTCTGGTTCAATAATAACTTTGTCTCCTGGAGAATAATTGATGCCACTTTCATCGATAAAGATTTCGCAAAGATAAAGAATGACCGGATAAGAACCATTAGATGATGTTGGATAGTCACCTGACGATCTTTTATATTCGGGTTTAGGTGTAGTAAAAACACCAGGCAATTCAATAAGCACCGGATTACCACCTTGAATAGTTTCACCACCACCTTGACCACCATCAGTAGAACCATTATTGCCGTCACCATTACCTCCTCCACCGGTACCATCTCCACCAGTTCCTGGGTCAAGTATAGGGTCAAATGGTGGTATTGTGGGGTCTCCACCGGGTTGTGGATTTGTTATAACAACTGTACCCGGTGGAAGAGTGATGGTAGTGCCGGGATCGACAGTAACTACTTCTCCTGGAGGAATAGGTAACCATGATCCATCAGGAGTTCTTATAACTGTATCATCTGGATCTGACCAAGTGTATTCATTACCACCTCTACTTCCATCCGGTGCAGGAAGATAGCCAGTTCCTGGTTCTATAATTTCAATATCAGTAATACCCCCAGTCTGTAAATTACCTTCTTCGTCGGTATAGTCACTTACAATGGGTCTAATGTATGCACCTTTACCTTTACCACAGTTATCGTATACCTTTCCATAAGAATCATTATTATATCCAGATCCAAAATTTATCATATCAATTCCAATGACCTCACCCAAGGAACCAACCACAAGATTACCTGCAGCACCACCACCTAGTCCAAAAAATTGTGCAGTAGGTGGTCCACAAAATACTGGACCTATATTACAACCAGTTTGATTGAATACATCACTAAAATCCATATTAAGTGCATCGTCGATACTGCTTCCCACACTTTCTACAGAATTTGTAACTGATCCAGCAATGTTTTGAACTGATCCGGCAACGTTCTTTGCCTTATTAATAATAGAGTTAATATCTCCAGAAAATCCTTTACTAGCCCCACTTAAAATATTCCATTCATCAACAGAAGAACACTGTGGTTTTTCCTCACAAGATAAGAACGAAAGTATATCTTTAATAATACCAACAATTTCTCCAACAATACCTGCAGCCTGACCAACCAAAGAACTGACTGCTGATAATGCACCATTTATAATATCTGATATTGCACCGATAAGTTTTCCAAGAATATGACCGATTACATTTTCTACTAGACACTGCACACCATTAACAACTTTACTTGCGGCGTCTACAAGAAAATTGCCAATCATTGACAATAACTGTTTAATCAACTTTCTGAAAAGACACGCAATCAAATCGTTAATATTTTCGACTGCGGTTTTAAGTCCGGGTCTTTCGTTTGGGAAGAGTAAAAAATATGTTTTTTTGAGAGTGTCGTTAGTAGTCTTAATGACAAATTTTTGAATTTCTGTAAAAATCCATTTTATTCCACTTGCAACAAATTCTGTTGCTTTAGCAATTTTCTTATTAATTTCTTCCTGAACTTCTGCAATATCAGCATTTATTGAATTAGCCTTATCATAAACTGCTTTATTAATTTTCTGAATTTCTACAATAAGATTCTGAATTTCTTTTTGTATCTTACCTAGTGGTATAGGTTCACAGTCGGATGGTAGGGCAAGTGGAACAGTTGGTTCCTCTGATGCAGCTTTTGATGCAGCTTCTTTTTGTGCATTGCCACCACTAGAACTTACTAATAAAAAAGAATTAACGTATTGTGATGTACCTTCTCCAACAACAAACATGTTCCCGCCATTCCCTTCAGTCTGGTCGGGAGTGATTATCTCCCCAATCGTTTCGATTCTTTGAGTATACCAAGGCGCATAATCAGTTGGTACAAGGCCACTAGAATTACCAAATCTTTCTTCAGCTGATATATTCTTTGTAATAGCTTGATATTCATTTTTTCCAATTACTGCACAAATAATCGGTATCTGTCCTTCTTCTCCATCGAGAAAATACCCACGAACAAAATCACCTTGTACAAGGTTTGCAGAGCATGATGATCCTCTACCTCCACTACCGGCAGTTACTGGATATTCAACAGATGCCCACTGTAATTCAGCATCACTAACTTCTTGAGTATTAAAAGGGGTATACCCCACAATTGCAACTCGATATCTTTCGCCAAAACCTTTTATGTCTTCATTGGAATCTTTAGGGTTCTCTGGTTTATTTTCTTTCCAGGAGTCTTCACTAGCAATCTGGCCTACCCACCAAACATACCCATCTCTTCCTATCGAATGTGTCTTGATACCTAAATCAAACATTAGTTTACACCACCAAAACCTGTAGTTTTACCGAAAGAGTCTCTTACCAAACCCAAACTTGTATATGTTTCTCTTGGAGTCACTTTATGACATACACTTGCTACCATATATTTACCCCCACTTTGTTGGTTCGTTTCTTTATTTAATTTAGTTTCTAACTGCGGAAAATCACACTCAATCATATCGCCCGCCTTGATCGAGAAATCACCAGCAATAATAATATTTGTTTGAACTGTAAACATTTGATTGTATCTCATGAATGCTTGAACAAGAGCCTGTTCAGAATCAAAATTTTGTTTTGTGTTATCGCTTTTCCAATTATCTAATTGCTCATTTCCTGTCCCATTTGGATTGACACCAATATCTTTGATATAAGAAAAAAATCGATGTGGGTCTTTAGTATATTTTTTATTTACATTGTCATAATCTCTACCAGCAGTCTTTACACTATCCTTTGCAACATCGGTATTAAAATCTATCTGTTTATAAATCATCCCGACAAAATCAAAATAAGTTGTCTTATTATTATAAGCACCAATACTTATATTTCGAGTCATATCAATATCACTTTCAATATTATATGATAATATATTAGCATCATAACCAGCAACTAATTTACCAGTATCATTGAATAAAAATTTCTTTATCGGGTCTTTTGAGAACAGACCGTCAATTGATTTAAAACACAAACCATCTCTCGTCTGAAAGAATAAGTATCCAGCAGGTCCAGAATTTTCTCCAGAAGATGTTGGAATTGATTTAGATGCCAACCATGTACAAATATAAAAAGGTTTTTTAGTATTACCCATAAAATTATAGGTATTTGAAGTATCATCAATATCAATTAATTCTTTTGTACCCAATATATCTGCTAAGATTACTCCAATATTTGTTCCAATATTACCCTCGTATCTTTTAGTAACTCTTGTCTGTTCATTTAAGAAATATTCTTCAGATACAAAATTAAGTTGGTATATATCTTTAGCTGTACCAGGTATTCCATTTTGCACTCGATTGACGTACATACCGTTACCAATCTTCAACTCATTCCCAACAACATCTTCAACAATAATATCGGTCTTTTCACCACCCCTGATTGGTAGAGAATCTAAGGTACCTGGTGCAGAACCTTCGAGTTGTTCACCAGTCTCTACTATAATTGCACTCGATGTAATATGATTTGACAATACATTTTCATAATAACGATATTCTACAACCCCATTAGACAAATCAATCTGTCTACCACCTTTATTCGAAGTAATAGTAAATTTCTTTATATTACCTGGACCTGTTTGAGGATTATTTAATACCATATTATCGACTGAATAAATTATTTTGCATTGCAATCTCTAGGTATTTATTTGAACCGCCATCAATAATAGTAGGACTTCCACCACCAGAACCAGAATCACCACCACTCTCTCCAGTGGGAGTAGACGCAGCAATAATTACAGTTCCTCCCTGCTTTTCATATTCTGCCTGTCTACTAATCTCTTCTGCTTCTCTTCTTTCAGCAGGTGGTGCCACTTGTGGTTGTTCTGGTGCAATATTGAAAAACTCTGCAGCTTTATTTTTAGGAACTTCTACATGAACATGATTATAATGTCCCTTTGATTGCCAAATAGTAGTGTAACCTTTTGATTTCCAGAATTGACTAACTTTGTCACCAACTGCTTTACTAGGAACTGGAATATCAAACGCACGGTTTTCATGATGTCCTGCACCTTTATGTACCTCAATCTCATAGTTGGTATCATCAGCCAAAGGACTGATGTCATAGTTACCACTACCATAGGTACCCATTTCACGAATTTGTAAGTTCTCTGCATTAAGAGTTGGTTTTCTTTGTGAAGTATACCCAAATTGTGTTCTAAACTGTCTAAATTCTTCAATATCAGTCTGAACTCTACTTTTACCTGCCTGAGCTGGAGACCTTAGTGCAGGTGGTACTGGTTGTCTTCTTTCCTCTTGTGCCTTTTTAATATTTTTTGCAAATGTGTCCGCTTTTGTTCCTGCACCATCAGCACCACTATTAGTTCTTCCACGAGCTAACCACTCAGCTGCGTTAGACCATCCAAGATTATGTGCATAACCAAGAACTTGAAGTTTTTCTTCTTTAGGTAGCTCTCTATATTCAGAACTACTATTCATCAGTAACTGATGATTAGCACGAGTATATGCAGCAAAATATCTTTCCTGCATTTGTTTATCTTCCCTAAATGTTTTTCTTGCTGCTTCATCATCTCCTTGATATGTTTCACCTAGTAGTCTTGCAGCATCTTTTCTGGCCATTGCACCCATCTGATATCTACCGGCATACTTACCAACGCCAAACTCATCCTTCGATCCACCCTGAATATCGTATTTTCCACCGGATTCAATCTGTGCAACAGTATCTCTATAAAGAAGAAATTCAGATTCACCAAATCCAGCCTGAGATACTTGACCCTTTGCCTTTTCACCTTGTTCTACACCACCCGGTGCAAGTAATCCACCTGAAGATGTGTCATATTGAGAACTATCAGAAGAATTGTCAGTACCACCACCAGGCAATACTACACCTTGTATCTTTTTAAAAAGATCCCCAACGGTATTACTAATAGTTTCAAGACCAGGAAAAGTATCCTCAAGAGTCTTGATTAGATTTTCAATTTGAGTTATTACAAAATCAACAGGTGGAGATTTGAGTATATCATTTATAATAGGTAATACCGTACCAATAAGAAACTTACCAGCTTCTATCATTGGTTGAAAGAGATACTTATTGATTAATTTGAATATATTTTTAATTTTTTTTACAACATCTTTTATAGTTTCAATGATCGGTTTAATATTGTCAAGTATCATCAATACAAGACCACCGAGTAGGATATTCACAAAGAAGTTTTTAATCCTATCAAAAAATGGAATTTTTTTGAGTAACTGTTTACCTAAAAGTAAAGCACCACCTACCATTCCAAACCCAACTTCTCTCAGACGGGCCAACATTTTATTTTTTCTTTTAGTCTTCTCTGCACCATCCTTTCTTTTAAATCTCACAAAATTCCCAATAGTACCTGCCAATTTAGATACTGATGATTGAATCGACTGAAGTACATCATCTAATTGACTATTACCTGTATTTGGTTTTAGTTTCTTTACTTTAGGAGTTGATGATTTACTACCAAAAAACTTTTTACCTGACACCTGAGTAGGTGCGAGTTTCTTTTGTACCGAAGGCTTTTTAGTATCTTGTTCTTCTTTACGTTTGACAAGTTTTCCTGCGACTTCTTTGCCAGACTTTGGTTTCTTTTTGCCAGAACCAATTAAACCTTTTGCTGCTCCGCCGAGTAATAGTGGTAATGCCATTATCTTACTTTTGGAAGGTTATACATTGCACCAATTGGTTCTAGGCTTATATTACTCATATCTATTGAGGAGAATGATGCTGCAGCAGCTCGACCACCACTAGCACTTGAAAGTTCGGGATCACTAGAACCTGCTCCACCTATCGGTATTACTGTAGGCGCCGGATCAGTATTGGGTGGTGCTGGTGGTTCTGGTCTACTATGACCTGGTTTGACTTCCTGCATTCCGGGAGGAGTCGGAAATCCACCACCCTCTATAATTGCCCCCGAAAGCCCTTGGATTAATTTTATAAATTTAGGATGTTTGGTGTAATTTTTCCCAAACTTTGCTTCTAACTCTGCCATGATACCCAATTCTACAAGAGCAGCTGGAGACTTACGACTCAAGTCTACTGTTGTATTTTGTTTAGTGTCTGGTGCAAAGGTACCAGTGTCTGAATTTTCACCTTGAAACTGTTTTAAAACTTCATTAATTGGGGCAGCCAATTTAGCATCTCCAGCATCACCTGACCTTGTTCTTGTAAGATATCCAATTCCTGATGCGGATCTAATAGCGTCAAAGTGAAGTGGGACACTAACCACTCCCGCGTTATCCATTTTTTTCAAGAATTTGTCATATTCTTCATAACTTGCAAAATCTTCAGGTCTTACAATTTTTGCTTTAACACCACTTTTTGCTAACTCAGCCTGTAACATTGCTGCAGCTGGATCCTGATAATCTCTTTCTGTACTTCCAGTTATTGGGTTATAAGCACCGGTCTGACCTGCCGCTGTAAATGTGTTACCACCAGTTTTATCAGGTATACGACCTCTTGCATGATCCAAAGGAATAATTACATCTGGTGTACCACTAGAAGAAAGCATTGGTGTTTGTGGAGTTGTTGTTTGTACTTCTACATTGGCAGAACTCTTCTTGAGTGTGTCCCTTATCTCATCTGGAATAGAGCTTGCAAGTTTGGGGTCTTTAAGTAACTCATTAAAATCAATATCACCAATTAACCTTTGCTCTATTTTGACACTTTGTTCTTTATTGGTAGTAAAAGTTTGTACTTGTTTTTCCAAGTCCTTGACAAATTTCTCCTGTTTCTCAATTTTGTCTGTAGATGCGCCAGAAGATCTCAATCGTTCAAGTTCTGTATTCCCCTTTTTTAATTGTAATTGGAGTCTATACAAATCGTCATTAACAGACTTAGTAATTCGTATTCTTTTTTGTAACTCATCAAGTTTTTTGAGTTGATCTTCTAAAAATTCTCTTTTCTCACCTTCACTGTATGGTTTTGCCCAATCAGGAAAGAGACCCAAGAGTAGAGGAATACGATTTGTTTTTTTGTCTGTTTGTTGTAACAACAAATTTAAACTTTGACGAAGTTCTTCTACTGATTTGTCACTATACCGCAATCCTTCTTCTGTCTCCTTTTGACCACCACCCCTTTGTCTATTGATAAGATCTTGAAGTGCCTTTCCTCCTTCCATGCCACCTTTCCAAAGTAAAAGTGCAGCGACAATAGGTGCTAATATGGGCGCCATTGCAGAAAGTAGGCCAAATAAACCGGTTACCAAAGGAGTAAACAAGGTTAAGAAACCAAGTATCTTTGCACCAATACCAATACCAACCAGGGCAGCAATACCCACGAGAATTTTATCTAGATTATCTGTAATAAATGTAATTACATTCTGAATTTTCTTTTGATTTTCTTCATCTTGAAACCAATCAAGTGCCTTCAGTATAAAACCACCAAGTAAGATATTCTTAAAAAATCTCTTGATCATATCAAGGAAACCCATCTTCGGAGCTTTGAACCCCTTTAGTGCATTAGTTGCTTTCGTCTTTGCACTCTTTTCAGACTTGGCCTCCTCTGCCTTCTGTGCAGATTTTCTTGCAGCTTTTGCGTCTTGTTCCGATTCTTTCTTCTCTTCACCCAACAACCCCTTAAGAAGACTATCAATACCAAGTAGAGTTAGACCGATATTTGCAAAAGAATCTGCAACTGCGTTACCCTTTACTTGAGCTTTAGTCGATTCTGCTTCTTTAGAACCACTTAAAAGTTTTTGTGTATTGACCGCAGATTTGTTATATTTTTTACCACTTTGAACTACCTTAGATACATTGACTGTTTTCTTCTTAGGTTTGAACCTACCGGTCTTACTCTTTACTCTCTTAAATTCATTTTTTAGTAAATCATTATCACCCCTACCACCAACCATTTGATTGGCCAACATCTTCTCTTTCAGAAGAGTTTTATAATCATCATAATCAAAGTCAGATATATCATCTAGACCCAGCATATTCAATACTTCTGGGTCAATAGTCTCATTAGTAGGTTGTTTAGTATCTTTTTTATCGGTACTAAACTTCTTAACAAGGGCGGTTACAGCCTTTTTGTCTGGTTTTTTCTTAGCAGAGGGCATTGGCATTGGGCCCTGCTTTGCATTACTATTATCTTTGGGTTTACCGGTCCAGGTATCTAACCCTCCAGTATTATATTTTTCTTGTAACGGATCGGACATCTGACGGGCAAGATCCATCAAATCACCAGAACCTTTCGCCATTTCACTATCAACCTTACGTTTTTGATCAGGTGGTAGTGAATTATAATAACTTGATAAATCTCTTATTTGATCCTCATCAAGATCTTTGAGAATATGATTTGGTAACTTATATGCAACAGATCTATTCTCATCGTAGACCTTTTTTGGTTTTGCCTTTGGTTTTGGAGTTACTTTTGGTTTTGGCTTCGCCTTTGGTTTAGGTGGAGTCTTTTTGCTTTCATTTTCTTCGACCATACCTATGGCCATTTCATGAAGTTCAGTATTGTTCCTTCCTTGAACAATCTGACTATCAATATTACTAGTTTCTTTATCACTCAGAGAATTATAATATTGTGAAAGTAAATATATCTGTTTATCGTCTAATTTTGAGGCAAGATCCTTCCCTAACTTATATTCATAAGCCTTTCTTGTTACTTTAGGATCTCTAGCCATTCTGTCTTGCCTTTTGCTTTTGTTCTTCTTCCTCTAAATGTTGTTGTAAGAGAGCAACGTAAATGTCTCTTTCAAAGGGCATCATATTTTCAATTTCAGTGAGAGAGTATTTGTGGTATTGCATCATCGCAAAGTTTAATTTAAAATAACTCTCTAGATCCATATGGATCATGCCTATGCGAAAAAACTGGATAAACCCTCCAAAACGATAGTACTTTTTACTTTAGTGCTTGGGTTAGTAATCTCAATTGTGTGAGATAGTTTTGGCATAGTCTCAAAGAATTGTTCAATTTCTTTAAATTGTGTTGAACTCATCTGTTCCAAGAAGTCAACGACTTCCTTTTTAGTACAGTCATCAGTAGACCAAACCTCGTCTTCATTATAAATCTTATCAATACATGATGCAATTAATTCAAATGATTGATTAATATCAGTTTCACCTTCAAAATCAAAGTTGTTTGAAATGAATTGTTCCAATGAAGGATACTTCATCTCCATTACCAAAGTCTCATCAAGTTTAATCTTATTAGAGTGGTTTTCATTAGTTTGAACTTGAATGTCCTCAAGGTCAATAGTAACTGTTACATTTGTTTCACCATCGTCAGGTGCCACAATGTTTACCTCAACTTCTTCACCAACCGACCTTGCTCTGATATTTAAGAACAAATATTCAATATCAAAAGTCGGAAGTTTCTCTACTTTAATACCTCTCGTAAGAATGCAACTTTTTAAAACAGATTTGATTGCGGTTGTAATCTGTTTTGTATTCTCACTTTCGAGGGCAAGAACTAGAAGTTTTTCTTCTTTAACTAAAAAGGGCCTATAAGTAATTTTCTTCTGTGTTGATGGTAATACCAAGTCATACTCAGGAGTTACAATCTTTGGCAAAGGCATAATAAACTACAATAATAAGTGAAACTATTTATTAGGCAAAACTACGCTCTCTAATGTATCTAGTGTACGACATGGAGATATTATATTTCAACACATCACTTGCTTCATAACTGACTTGTGTTGGTGCAATGCTAATCGGGAATGCATCGATAAAAGTATATCGTAATTGATAACTATCATTAATATTTCTTTTTCTTTCTGCTCTGGCATTCTTCTCAAATTTAGTTACATGAATCGGACTTCTATAGCTATTAGGATAATTCATCCGATAAGATACTGCGGAATTTTCGTATCCTCTATTATTCGTAGTTTGTCCTGCAATAAAATCGACCCAACCATCAAACAATTCAATCACATCATATCTATTATTGACCATGAATGTCAAATCAAGAGTATTTCCAAAATCCTTTCGGTATGCCATTTTTTCTGACATACCTGCGAAGTCATTTGTTGCTTCATGAGTGAAAAGATTTACACCAGGAAGTGATGCGGCAGAACACATCAATTCAACATTTTCACCATCTGCATAATAATTGAAATTTCTTGCATTCAAGAAAGTTAGTACACTAATTGGTGGTTGAACTTTAACTTGATATACAGATGTCTGGGCAACATGAAGAATTTTACTCTTTAGTGCCGATGTTTTGACTGAATTTGGATATGGTCCAGGCATCTAAATATTTCTACATTATAATACTATGTATATTAGATGGGTCAAAGTATAAAGTCAATTTATAAACCATCACATCCTGAAAAATACCTTGGCAATTCAAACAATATTATTTGTAGAAGTTCTTGGGAAAGACAGTTTTGTCGATACTGTGATGTGAATCCAAATATCGTGAAATGGGCATCAGAAGAGTTCTCAATACCTTATATCTCACCAGTTGACGGAAGACCACATAGATACTATCCAGACTTTCTGATTGAAGTGAAAGAAAAGAGTGGTAAATTAAAAAAGTATGTAATTGAAATCAAACCTAAGAAACAAACTCTACCACCGATCAAAAAGAAAAGAGTAACTAAAGGGTTTATTACAGAAGCAAAGACTTATGCTGTAAATCAAGCAAAATGGAAGGCAGCAGTTGATTTTTGTAAGGATAATTTAATTGAGTTTAAGATTATTACTGAAGATGAACTCTACCACTGGAAAAAATGAATAGATTTAAAGAAGAGGATGAAAATAGGATCTCAAGTATGACAGATCCTGATGATATGATGTTAGAAATTATGGAAATTCTAACCGATGTAGAAGTCATTCCTGATGTTGGTAAGTATTACACATTCATCTATCGGGCAAAAACACCGAGAGTTGAATATGATCAGTTTCCATTAATTGCTTGTGTTGGTGTCTTTGAATGGGGTTTTAGAGGACTTAATTATCATTGGGGTGATTTTAGGAATTATACTTGGGAAGAATCAGATACTCTTCGTGTAGTTGATCCTATGGAACTTAAAACACTTCGTGCAATTCCTTATCAAAGTTTCAGAATAAATAACTAAACGGGTTAGTAACCA